GACGGGGGGTAATCTCCAGTGCATTTTCCTCTCCTGGCACCGGACGATTACCCCCCGCATCTATGTAAGCCCCTCAGAGGGCTCTATAATTCATCACCCCCCTTCGAGGTACTTCGACCTAAACCAATCCTCTTCGACAAGCTCGGGATCTTGATCAGTAGTGAGATATTGATACCCCGCCCCATAATAGAACCATTGTAGCAAGTGCTTCACTGCGCTACGACCATGCTCTATACCCTTCTGATATAAATCCATATCCTTGAGCCGAGCGTCTGAGAAGTAGGCTTTCTTCCCTTGTATGGATGCGGGCTGCATCGTAAGATCCAACGCTAGGCTGCTATATTGATACCACAAGCTGACGACACCGATCAATTCGCATGGATATAGATCCACGCCTAATTGCCTTCCTTGCCTGAATTCGAAACTCTCACAAATTACGTGCTCGACATTTGGAGGGATAAAATCGTAAAGCTCCCGATGACTGAAGCTCTCTTGCCCATAGCATATATCGAAGGTCCCATCATCCTTCGCAGCTAATGCATAGCCTGTGCATTGACCAGGATCAAGTGCTAGAACTATCATCATCGTCGGCCCTCCCAATGTATCTTGCCATGCTCACTATAGGCGAGTTGCTGAAGATGGGATGGATTGACGCATTGATGCCTCTCGCAGCGATGATGCACGGGTTCACCCTGCTCGATGCCAAATGCGATCATATACATTAATCGATGCGCCATATAAGTTTGCCCTTTGATTGAAAATACGCCGTATCCAGCGTCAGTTATCGTGCCGCACCACAGCCAACATTCACTCTCATCCTCAGGGATAAATACCTTATCCCAAAACCGCTTTAACCATTCCCCGCTACTTATAGTAGATCCCTCGATTCTTTCTTAGCCCCCGGCGCTCCCGGCTGCGCTCGGCGGATCGCGAGAGGGCTAAGCAACAATTACCAACAATCCCCTGCGGCCCTCGGAGCCACCACCGCGACCCCGGAGTCGCCCCGATCCTGGCCCTCGGGAGAAGGCCGGGAAACTTCTCATGTAGCAAACTTGTCAAGACCCTAAAAGGTGATTGAACATTACGTCTGCCTGCTTTTCCATCCGCTCGTGATCCTTCTCTATTAGCGCGAGAAGTCTATCTCTAACCATGCGTGTGTCTTTGAGGACTTCTTCGGACGGTGCCGGACCAAGAGCTTCCTCCATGATTGCTGCCCATACTTCTTTGCCAAAACTCAGAGTAGGTCGCTCTGGAATAGTCCCCTCTTGAAAAGGAAGCCAATCCAAATGATGTGGATGCTCTGAATTATACTCCGCGACCTGATTCATGTGATCGCCATAAACATAAATGTCTATCGTAAATGATGGAAAGTTATCAACGATGAGAACTTTCATTTAACCTCCCACAGATCGCGCGCCGTCCAAGTTGCTTCACCCCATTGAGTAGCTACTTCATGCGGGTAGAGCCGACAAAACGAACTGTAGATAGAAGTCAGCGTCCAAGGCCAACCGAGTGATAGGTTTCGATTCATTCCCTTACAATCCTCATGTTAGCTCGACGATCGTAGAAAGCAGCTTTATAAAAGATCGCAATTCGTTCCCTGCCACTCTCGTCCGCGATGTAGGACCACATTGAATGGTCAGTGCCATGCCTACTCCATCCTTCGGGGAGAGTCGCATCGCGAAAGATCGGATCAGCATCGATAACCGCTCCGAGCTTTATACCAAGCGCTTCATAATCCTCTTCTGACTCGTCGTAGCCAATCTTCACGGGTAGAACGTCGCTGAGTACCATCTCGGCTTGTCCAGTAGCCTCCTGGCGCTCGATATATCCCTCGCCTAGCATCCCTACCAGATGAAGTTCGGGCGGTAGTCCTGATGTATTAAGCGGCTTAGTCATTCCTGTTCAGCTCCTCAATAGGAACTCGCTCTGGCCGATAAACATTAGGAGCAATCTCTACCATCTTCGTAGCGTACTCCATCACAGGCTCGTAAGTTGCCTCAAAAATATCTGGCTTGCAAGGATATAGCTCTCCTTTGATACCCTTGATGATCCAGTCGCCCAGATTAGCCTTCATAACACCCTCTAGAGTTCGAATATGAATAGTCTCATAAGAGAACCATAGGACGGCCTCGCTCGACTGCATCTCGGCTTCTTGGGCAAATGCTCTAATCGCCTTTTCTTTCCCCAAAGTCCCATCCCAGAGCAATGCTTCAACTTCTACCGGCTTCTTGCGATACTTCATGCCATAACACCCCCAGTCGGCTGATGCCCGTGTAGCGAATGACCTTTCCCATCCAGTGATGGATCGCCTACAGATGCTATTCCCATTGAGCTAAACCGCATTATCGTCCAAGGTGCCTTAACTTCATCATAGGACACGGATGGATAATCAAGGTAAACATTATTATCGCACTCGACTACTTCGCTACCACAGTCAGGGCAATCAATAATTTTCACTTAAGCATCCTCGCTTTGGCTCCAATCAACTGCTCGATTAATATAGTTAGTTGAGCCTCTATTTTGCTTCTGCCCAATTTGGCCCGACTCCTATGTCGATCTTGAAAGGTATTGTCCAACCTAGCTCGTCTCTAGGACGGCTCACCATTATCTGCTCACAAATGGCCTTGTACTCATCAATATAGCTCTCCTTCACATCCCCCACGATATTGTCGTGAACTGTGATGACGATGGCTGCCTTCTTCCAATCGATCTCTTTTACTAGCAGAATTACAGATCGTAGGGTAAAGTCACCCGCTGTGGATTGGGGTTTGAAATTTACGGCCTCACGGATCATTGCGTTCTTGTTCTCAGGCGTGATAAGATAGAAACGCCGCCTTCTTCCAAACGGGGACGTTACATACCCCGTCCGCATCTCCTTGATAATCTCCTGCTTCCAGTCGGCTACGCCTGAGAAGTATCTCCACCACCAATCAATGAACTTCTGCGCTTCTCTCTCAGGGATTTCATGTTTCTCCTGGAAGGTTGCAGCACCCTGCCCGTAAGCTACACCGAAGTTCATGTTCTTAGCGCGGTTACGCTGCTCAGGGATAAAGTCAGGGCCATAGAAGTTCTCAGCAGCTACCGAATGGAGATCGAGGTCTTCAGTGTAGACTCGTAGGAGTTCTTTGTCCTGAGAAAAGTGCGCAATACAACGAAGTTCAGCTTGGCTATAATCAGCCTGTATAATCTGGCGTCCCCGTGATGGAAGGAATAGGCGTCGAATATCAGGTAATCCGGGTTTGGTCCGGGTGATATTCTGAAGATTTGGATTCCTCGACGATAGCCGCCCACTAGTAGTACCATGTAGAAGGAGATCCGTATAGAGCCTATTCTCAGGGTCATTAACTGCCCTCTCGACCAACGCGACAATATAGGTATCCGCCTGCTTCGAAAGCTCTCTGAAGCGTTTAAGCTCCTTAGCAAAAGTCTTGATTGTAGTAACGTCAGCATCCGCCCTAGACACGAAACGCCCGGCAGTAAGCTCATTAAGCGTGGCATCGTCGGTAGATTCCTTCATATTAGGGCGAGACTGCATCTCATGTCGAAGCTTCCAGCGATTGTAAAAGATGTTGGAAATCTGCTTGGGCGAGCGCGGATTCAAAAGCGGATCATCAATAATCATCCGCATGTTCTTAGTCCTGCGCTCAAGCTCAGGCTGAACTTCCTCTTCCATCAAATCGGCTGCCGCCACTATGTTGTATCGAAAGCCTGCAACTTCGATTCGCGAGCAAGCCTCCGCACCTTCGAGTAGTAATTCTCGGTAAGGACGTTCAGTTTCTTCAGACTTGACTCGTCCGGGTAGAAGCTCAAACAATTGATATGTCCCACTAGCATCCCTCCCGGCATAAGTGTGTAACTCGTCGTAATTGGTAACAATGCCGGTTTTCTTAAACTGTTTGACGGATTCTGGCTCATAATTGGGCCATCCAAACTCCTCGGCTAGCAGGTATTCTAGCTTATGATATCCACCGTGCTGCTTCTCCGATTGTCCCGAGCGCTCATCAAGCGCATAGGATAGCAGCATGGTATCTTCATCTATTCTTGCTCGGATTCCATAGGTATGTCTGAGGACTTTAACGTCGAACTTTCCGTTGTGCCAAATGAAACGGTGGTTTTTGGATTCGAGGAAGGGTCGAAAGTGATCTCTAATGAAAGCGGTATCGAACCATAGCCCTCCCCGCTCTCCGAAGACAGTTGCAAGTCCTCCATCAATTGCAATTTGAAAGGATACAAGTTCGGCCCTATGAGAAAGTCCGCCACGAGACTCAATATCTGCCGCGACAGAACCGGGCGGGACATCTTTAAGGAAAGCTGCTGCGGTCTCGGCATCTTCTATTACCTCTACTCGTGGCAGAGTGGGTTCGGGGATAGGATGGAATGCCCTCTTGAAGTCTTTTCTGAGGTTTGGAAAGGTCGAGTCGTCTCTGAGGACAAGTGCGGGATTGTTCGTAGCAATAAGAGTCTTTCCATTGGATGCAATCCTATATCCACGGTGACGATCGATAGCTCCTCTACCGACAAGCAGATTAACCGCCTCTCTTCCAGCGGCAATAATAAGCGAACAATCGGACAACTCCGCTCGTAGGCGTGGAGCGCACGCTTTAATCGCCGCTCCCGGTACTTCACCTTCATTTGGCGCACAAAGGACAACATTGGTAAGCAATACCTCCTCGCGTTTAACTCCGTTCTGTTCCAACAAATGATTGAGAACCCTCCCTGAGAGTCCGGTAAATGGCTCGCCTGTCTTAGCCTCTTTCCAACCTGGTGAGCGAGCCACAACCGCAGCCACAGGATTAGCAGGAATCAGTGATTTCGCACAGGGCTTCTCATAGAGAGGGCAGACTTCGCACTCAGCAAGTGGATGCTTGCGTTTAATAGTTGTAGCCATGCAGCTTAAATCCTAGCTCCTTGCAGATTTCACGTCTCCATCTGCATTCTCTTCCATTGATGTTTCGTCCTCGATGCCCATGTATCAGCTCATTTAGCGTCTGGGGACCAGGATAAATGCCATACCTGATGCAATCTTGCACGGCTTTTTTGAAGACTTTTTCTGCTTCACTCATCGTCTTCGCTTTCCCATCCGCCACTAAAGAGAGCGTCATATAGATAACCCGAGCGTATCCAGTCTACCAAGCCTTCGCCGCTCGCGTTGGAGTCAAGCCTTCTAAGAGTACGATTACCCTCCTCATCGATAAACTCGGCAATTATTACCCAACCGACAAGGACACTATCGGCTTCTGTCTGACGGATCGCTTCGGTTAGGACCTCTCTATCGGTAATGTCTTTTGAAGTCATAGACACTCGTCCAATATTCGTTCCCTAAAGATTTCTATAGAGCCGTCGTTTTGAATCGTTCCTTCTATAAGGTTGCGATCGATTGGTTCCTCTGAAGCATGGCCGTCCGATTCATACCCTGGGCGGACAATCTCATATACGCAACCACCAAACCTAATGATTCTTGTGGCTTCATTATCGAAACGAACGTCGGTGAACACCGTGTCTTGACGCGGGAAGTCAGAGAGCACAAGATCGATCCAGAAATCTTGCCCAAACGTATTGCGACCCATTTCGGTTCCGAAACGTTGCAAGAACTCACGCATTGAATAAGCATACTCCGTAATGTTATACTGTTGAAGGATTACTTCGCAAACCGGAAGACCAGAGACAATGCTCATCTCCTTCAGCGGATCTATCCTCTCTGTTGGCAAACCGAATAGATTTGCTACTGCCTCCTTGAGTTTGCCGGCAAACGCTATGCGTTGGAACCCCCGATCTACGAGGAATTGGGCCGCAGTATCTTTGCCGGAACCCTTTACACCTGTAAATCCGATTAGACGGGCCATAGCTTCATCACCCAAAAGAATGCTCGAACGGTTCTGCCTCGCGTGTTGTCTGCTTCTCCGATCATGTTGTACTCAAGAAGGTCAGGACAAATAGGGATCGTAACCAACCTTGCTGCAACGGTCGTCATTTGCATATCATCATAAATTGTATAAAACTGCCTATCATTTTCATGCGTACCGTCCGCGTACTCAACGCTCATTCAAACCTCGACCCTTTAACCTCGATTATTTGCGATGTACGTGTTTGCTGAATTCCTACTGCCCCGCACCCCTTATAAGGATCGCCATGCATGCTCATACAACCGCAAAAGTAAATCCTTTTCCCGCTATCTGGATGATAGGCTACTTCCCTCCATGCGGCTTTATGATTCTCAACGGTTACTTTGTTGCTTCGTTTGGCAGGCTTGGGCCTGGATTCCGCTGCACGTCGCTTTTTGATCCATTCTTTCCACTCATCGGTGAGAACCCAATTGCCCTTCTCGTTCCTCCAATACTTGACCGGCTCGGATAGTTTAGCGACTACTGCCACTGCCCTGAAGCATGTCACGCTCTTTGCGATCTCGGAGTTTAGCTAGATTGACGTACATCACATCTTCAAGTTTGAAGCCAAGCTCGTTGCAAATTTGCGAAGCATACCATTGATTGTCACCAAGCTCCTTGAAAATCTTTTCCTTGCGCTCGCTTGTTATGATTGCGGCGTCATCTCGCAATGCCTTCGAGACTTCTTGTGAGAGTTCAGCAGCCTCGCTAACTAGCTTGTCCGTGCAGTAATCAAGGGCTAGCCAGGATTTCAGGACGTGAGGACTTAATATGGCAATTTCAATACCATCTCGATAGATGACTGTCTCGGCTGTACCTGCTTGGTACTCTGCTATGTCCACTTAATCTTCGGCTCCTTCCTCGGCGGCGGCGCGCTCTATCGTCTTGCGTTGTCCCGGAGTTAGGCGCAGTCCTTCCTTGGTGGCGGTGAGGACGCGAAGGTCAGCATTGAGCTTCGCAACTTCAACGTGATCCAATGTCCCATCAGGATTGAAAATCGCCCATGCTCTTGACTCGATCCGCTCCAGCCGCGCGAGGCGGACTTCGACTTCTTCTGCGCGAGTATTCGCGTCTTCGGCCTCCTTTGCATACATCGACCACGATTGCTCCGCGTCGTCCCGCTCCCGCTCAGCCTCCGCGAGGCGGGCTTCGAGGCGGGCGAGGGCAGCATCACTAGCATCAAGGGCAGGCATGATCTGTTGTAAGCGGATACGCCAGTCGTCCTTCTGATGCAGTGTCCAGTCCGCGAACCACTCCCGCGTGAGACGTTGTGCCTCCCGCACGAGCCGCACGTCCTCAGCGCTCACCCTAGATACCTTCCCTAATGTTTCCATCACCTGTTGTGGAAGTGGTGGCGATTCGTGCGCTCCTTCATGGCCCATCGGGAGATGACACGGGGCAAACATATTTTCAGTGACCTGAACGGTTTGATTACAACGCGCAGGGCTCTGAAAGCTCATATGTCCAACTCTCTTCCATCTTTGCCAAGAACCCTGATCTTTGGCACCGCGATCTGTGGTTTAGCTCCTCCTACAATTGCTTGCCTTCTTGCTTCTTTGATGTTTGGCTCATTCTCTTCGCGCATTCTGCGCATATCGTTCAAAATTAGCGTCTTGAACTCAAGATTAAATTCTTCATTGGCGGCAATCTCTTTCTCTAACATAAAGTTAATGATCGTCTGCACTTGCATCTTTAGGAAATAGATTGAGGCTGGAACGTGAACTGTTCCATCAAGGGACATTCCAAGTTCGTTCCATGCTTCTACTTCCTTCTTAAGCTCAGCTTCAATCTTTTCCAGATCGCTTTTTCTTGTCTCCGGTATCACTCTTTTTGACCTCCTTCCCAAGATACTCAGTTGTTCCACAGAATACACATTCACGAAAGCGGATATCTTCAGGATCTACGGTCCACTCGTGTTGCCCTAAAGAACAAGCCAATTCTCTGCTTGCATTATCCGTCATAATGCGGTATAGAGCCTTGCGCGACCTTGTGAGGCAACTTGCAGTTGTCCTCTCGCATCGAGCGTCTCTTCAATTTCCTGCATCTCTCTCTTAGAGAGATTGAGTGCTCGCATTACGGCACTTCTCGTGACCCCAGGGCGCTCTACAATATAGGTGAGCGCCCTATCGAGCTTTCGCTGAGCAACCGTTTGACCGATATTCAGGAGAACCTCAATGGTGTAGTTTCCCCACTCTTGCGCGTATTTCGCTGACCTGCGAATGTCTTTCTCACCTACTTCAATATTTCCATCCGCAGGATCGTGGCTCGATGCTGCTATAAGAACGGCCATCTTTCGCATCGATTGCACCAGCCTCTCAAAAGTAGGAAGGATCAACGAAGGATTAGGTGAAAGCGTCGCCGCTTCGATCACGCGGCGCTCGATCTCATTGTAAAGCTTCCACGCATCCTTCGTGAGCACGGCCTCTACATCTTGCGGCATTTGTGCGGTTTCACCAAGAATTTCCACATCTTTCATCGCGACATAATTGTGGTAGAGATTGTGGAGACGATTGTAAATCTTCTGCCGCTTCTCGATAATCTCAGGAGTCGGCGGTCCCTCAGCTCGATACTGGTTTAGATCGGTATTGCCAGATACAATGAGAAATCTCGGAAGAAATCCCGAATATACAAACGATTCCTCTACAGCGGTATACATCTGGTCTTTTATACCGCCCCCGAAGAAGATGAAGATGGGATCAGAGACGGTGATAAGCTCTTTTCGTAATCTTCGAGCGATATAGCCTCCATCATAAAGCTGCGTAAGCATCTGGGGCATTCCAGCGAGATAATCCTTTTTTCGGATGGAATCAAAGAACCCAACGATCTCGTCCCTAAAGAACATTGAAGTGCGACCGGGCCTACCTTGCAGCCCTGATAGGAGTCCCTCAACAGAGCCATCGGTGGCGAGTAAGATATCACGATCAATGAAGTCGATGACATCCATTCCCATGCGCATTGCTGTGGACTTACGGGTAAGTGTAGAGTCTCCAAGAATTAACCCCCATAGATTCGGCCTGATCTTGCCATATGATGTTTCCAGTTTGATGTTGCCCGCAAGCAATGAAGAGAGCAGCATGAACGCTGTGAGATCATGGTATTGTGGGCAGGCGTCGGTGGCTTCACGGCCCCATGCGGCATACTCCTCAACAAACGTTCTCTGCCCGAGCTTATAGCGCTCTCCAGGAATAAGCTCAGGCATGTCAAAAGGACGCGAGAACGCATTGAGACCCTCTTGCAGCTTGGCAGCCTTAGTAACGTCGCGCCAGAGATAACGTGCGGGTCTATTATCGCGCCGGTACTTGTTAAGAGTAGAGGCGCTCGCAACGGAATAAGTTTCCTCAGTTGTAAGTCCTGCCTCAAAGCAGATATGAATGAGGTTCCAGAGAAGCCCCGACCAATCATCGTCCTCTGTGGCTTCATAGCCCCATACCCCTGAGAAATGATGCTCCCGCAGTTGCACGAAATGTCTTGCGATGATTTCGTCTGCATCCTGAAGCTCCGGCAGACCTTCATCCTCTGCAATGATATCGGGAGTTTTTGTAAGAGCTTCGAATAGCTCAGGAGGAAGCAATGCATTGAGAGTGCGATTGAGAGTAACGAGCGGTTTGGAATCGTACTTGAGATTGTATGTGTAGGGTACGCGGAGGAGTTTGCCAAGTGCCCAACCTGAATCGACGCCGTTGTCCTTATACTGTGTATATATACGCCTTGAATAGTCTTCGGCGATCTGCGGTTCAAGCTCCTCATCTACAAGCCAGATCGCTTGGTATCGCTCGGGCGATGATTCAATGACCACCTGTGGATGGGGTTCGATGATATCCGGTGGGCATTCATCAAGGTCTGCCCATAGCAGGTTCCCCGCAAGACAAGCTTCCTTCCCTCGATCTTTCCGTTTCAGAAGATTAACGCAGAACCAAACATTTCTGTTATGACGCGCCTTTGCAATATGGGTCAGCATAGCCGACTCTTCAGTCGGCCATTGAAAAAATCGCTGTTTGAAATCGCCCTTTACGGCAGCGTCAGTAGCTATGCAAATGTAACCGCGTTTGCTCCCGAACAGAAATTTGAAGAAGTCAACTCGTAATTCTTGATCGCTTACTACCGCCACTTACGTCCGTTATTCACAGCCAATGTTAGAAATTTATTCGAGAGTACAAGGTCGGCACGTTCACAAGCGCTCATGTTTGGATAGAGTTTCTTTAGCTCAGAGATTGCTTGTCCAATCTGCTCCTGTTGACTAGCTTCCATTTTTCCTCCAAGGGCGAGGAGGGGGTAGCTTTGGTACGCGCAAAGTGCATCTACCCCCTCTATTCGATCCGCCGCTATTTAAGAATAGCACGCACGACGGATATCTGGGCTAAAGAATTCCTGAGTCGGGCTGTGCCGAACTTGTGGGAGATCCGGCGGGCTTGACACCCTTCACGACGTTAGTAGGTTCGTCCTGATAGCTCCCAATAGCGACGCGGACTACACATTCCTTGCCCTCAAGCTCACTGAGGTTTTCGAGATCGAAGCCCTTAGACTTAATCTTAGCCTCGTCGTAGCCGAGTGCAACCAAGAAGTTCACGAAACTACCAAGAGAACGAGCACGCTTCTGCGCGTCAGGCTGTTCCTCTTCATTGGGTAGAGGGTAGTTTGTGAACAGAGGATGTCCGACGTGTGGCTCGTCCTGCACGGCAAAGCGAATCTTTGCCATCTTGACTCCAGCGGGCAACTTCGCGTCAGGCCCGCCTTGCGTCTCAACTTGGTCAGTCTCGAAGACGGTTGCATTGTATGAACCTGCCGGAATGGGCTGAAATCCACTAGTATCAGCATCGCTAAGATCGAGAATGCTCATTTTGCTCCTTTTTCATCTGAGTGTAGAAGATCCCACATCATCGGTATTGTTGGATTTTCCAGCATTGAGCCAAATGATGATGTTCGATCCTTGGCCGTGACCTTTTCTGTCTTCAAGAATTGAATCGATCGTATAGTCTCCTCCCCATTGATTCGCGATGACATATACCCAACTACATCGAAAAAGCCGGGAACCTCAGTCTTCAGTTTGCCTGACAGAGATGGATAGAAAGTAGACCTACCAGTAACATCATCCTTATCTTGCAGCAAGAGCGCCGTCATTATTGTGTTCATCGGCAAGTCTTTAAATGCTCGAACAATCCGCCGCATATGCGTTCTGACGATACCCCATTCCCGCTTATCGGCCACGTCGGGATCGCGATCAGGGCGCTGGCGAAGCATCTTCTTCATAACTTCGCGCATCTCAAGATCAGCCAGTTCTGTCAGAGAGTCAATAATGACGGTCTTGTAGTAACCGTCATTATTCACCCTCAGATCCTCGTGGATTTTTTGAATTTGCTCCAGCGAACGAAGCTGGATAACGTGAATGTCTTTACGGCGACGCAACGTAACTGTCCCGCCCTCAACGTCAAGGAAAAGTATCGGGCTCGTCATTTTGTGATCTTGTGCCGTTCCACAAAGGAATGTCTTTCCAACTCCAACTTCTCCGTACACGAGCAGGTTAAGGTACTCGATTGTATCGGGAGTCGTTACCTGATCCTCTAGTGGGGATTTACGCGGAGGAGCCACTTAGAAGAAGGGTCTTGATCCTATCGAAGTTACAAGCCATTCACCGTCATTAGCTAAACGAAAATTGATTGTAACCTCATCAGTTTCGAAGTACGCGGTTGCTTCAACACGCGAAAGATGAAATTCAATTTCTACGGACATTTTAGAATTAGCCGGATAGTCGTTACTACGCTTACGCAGATGTTCTGCGAGCAAATCTCCCAAAACGATAAGCGAATCCATAGCACTAGTTCTTATGAACTTCTGCATCTCTAATCGCATGCTAGCGAGATCCTGCATAGTCCCATCTCTCTTGGTGAAGTCCGACTAGTTTATTTCCTTCCATACATAGTTTTTTAGGAAGGGAGCTGCAAACAGGGCAAGTTACTGACCAAACGCAATGCTCTGGATCTTCGCAGTTGCCACACCATTCGCAGGAGAATGTCTCGACTGGTGCATCCCACGGGCAATCTGGATTGCGGCAGTATCCATTGTCCAGTTTCCATCCACAATCGCATGTAAGACCGACCGGAACGCTTTGAGGCTCGGCAATGAGTTCCTCAATGAAGTCATCTGGTAGAGCTTCAATCTTCATGGGTAATCGCGTCGCGCGCCAGCGCCTCGACTACGAACGGCGTTCAACTCGCGCCTACGACGTTCCTCTCTTGCAATCCGCTCTTGCTCCTCGCGTAACCGCTCGAAGGCATGACGCGTCCTGACCATCGCCTCGGCTAGTGATACTTTCGGCTTGTCAATCTTCATCGGGATCGTCGCTTTGCATACCCTTGGTCATTCCGGCGAAGAATGCCGCCGTAACAGAGAACGCCTCGTTTTCTGAGCCTCCATCGCGAATTACTGCACGATAAATTGATAGGCCCATCTTTCCCATATTTGCAAAGGCGCGGAATTCTTCAAAATCAGGAACCTCAAAGTCAGGCTCGTCATCAGTCATAACAATATTCCAGTAAGTAGGCCAAGCGCAAACGCGATCACTAGTCCAGCAACAATTACTACGATTCCGAACCAAAAAACATCTCTTCCTTGTTCAGGCGTTAGCGTTGTTTTAGTTTCTAGAAAAGTTTTCATTACATAACTTCTTCGTAAGCTTCACGCGCCCATCGTCCTATCTCTTGGCGAGAATTATGGTCGCCCTCGGTTTCGCAATCTTCGGCAATAATTTTTAGGCGCAGAGCCAAATACTCTCGGTCCGCCCACAGTTGGCGAACGATTCTACTATCCTCACCATCTAGATAGCTTGCGATTCTGAGAACTTCATGTGCAAGCTGCTCGCTGTCCGTTCCTTTCAAAACCGATTCAATTTTCATCTTCATCTGTCTCTATTCTGTTCGTATCCTTGGACAAGCATCTCCATCCAGTCTGAGCCATCGTCCTTAGCTAGACATGGATCGCGAAATTGGCAGCGAGTACAATAGCTCATGCCGGAGGGATGCTTGTAGATATGCACGTTCGGATCGAGCATTTCTTTTGCGATCATCTGCAATTCCTCAAACGCAACCTTGACCTGGTGCGGATTGCGAACTGCATGGTCGCGCTGGATGAATACTTTGTCCCCTTCCTCTAGGAGGTATTCGTAATAGCCTTGAGCTTTTGGATCGTTGTGAAACCAGTCTACTAGGCCAAGCTCGATAATGGCTTGTGAGAACATCTCGGCGGTAGCAGATTCTTTCTGCCTATCGAGGGAAGGAAAGCCGCGAGTCGTGATAGTAGGCGGGCGAGGATATACTTTCCTAAGCGCCTGATAAAGAACGTCCTGGATTGTTGTCCAGGGAAGATCATTAGCCTCGGCTTCCTTGATTGAGGCGACTATGTAGGTCGTACATTGAGCATCGTTTTCAAGCTTCAGGAAGTAATCATCGTCTACTCGACCAGCGGTTTTGTGATCCACCAGCCCATACTGCAAACGGGGGTCTTTTCGCTCAGGGTAGTAAACGATCATATCGCGCTTACCACGAAGATGAACCTCAAGCTTCTTTCCAAAATTCGGCGAGTCTTCCCGAATCTCTATTGCCTCAAATTCAAGCGGAATAGAGAACTTCGATTCAGCAGCGACTACCTCAAAGTCATCGTTCTTCGCCGCATACTCTTTATAGAAATTCATCATCCCAACGCCTAGCTCGCGAAACTCTAGAAACTCCTCTTCATTGGGATCGGGCAAAAGATCCTGTAGACCACGGATCTCGTAGTTAAGAGGATACTTATGAGACACCGACCCGCCCAATACAAGTTCGTCATGCTCAGCAACTAGGCGAGGGTGCGCATCGTAAGATGTCTCGACAATATCTTCTGTGACCACACCACCATGCCACTGTGCCTGCCACCATGTTTGGTACGTCTCTACGGGGTCGCGCTTCAAGAGCGGATTATAGTAATGCTCTAGCGCGTAATGTATCCCGGAGCCAAACCATAGTTCGGGCTTGATCCCGAACAATTCAACTTTACGCCTTAGATTGTTTCTTGCCGGCGATGACCAAGACCAATACCGTCTACAGCGCAGGAACGAAGCAATATCCGATTGGTGAATCGGAATGATGTCATACTTTGAGGGTATTTCTGGCGGCGAGAGAAGCTGCTGAGTCATCGTTTGTCGCATTCCCAACAGCCATAATGCTTTCCGCAGTTGACGCATTCCGCAATAGGATCGTGATCGCCACCAACGTAGGGAGCTTCACGAAGAATACCATTGCATTCCTTACAGCGGCCCTCGTTAAACTGCATAAGCGTAGCGTTAGTCTTCATAGAATCCAAGCTCTACACAGGTCTTATCGAGGATCGCGAACAATTCATCCGAAATGCCAAAGCGTTCCTTATTATGTTGCAAGCCATCCCGGAATGTTTTGACCTTATCGGGATCGTCCGTGCGCTGCTTCACTCTCTCCGAAGCTGCACGCCAATCGCACAGCATTTCGATTAGTGCTAGCAGCGACATACCTCGAACGCCGTTAACATAGAACTCGGGATGATGGTCATTATGCTCGAAGTGGTGCTGTAGAGCAGGGCCAAGATCCTTTAGTGATTGCTTGTATTCCTCGGAGCCGTACTCTAACTCAGCCAGCTTTGGAGTTGCTATGTCAAAGGCTGCAAGTTCCGGCTCAATTAGCTTGGAATCGTCGTGAACAGCGGAGCGATGGCCGAGATTTATAACTGCTCTATGCAGAAATTTCTGCACCTTCGCGATATGCTCCCACGTATCGGGCCGGGAGTCGTAAGGTCGCTCAATCATTTCTAGGGTCTATTCCAGTCTCAAACACAGTATGGAGCCTCCTAAGCTCTTGCTGCAAATATGCCTCTGGTGCCGTCTGTGCAAAAAACCAAAGACCTTCATCCTCAGCTTGCTCATCGACCACTTTCTTAACCGCTTGAATTCGCTCGTCTAGTTTCGCAGCTTGCCATCGAGCCAGAATAGGATTCCTAGCGTTCATTTGGGTTTCCATATCCAAGTTCCTCGGCAACGCATTCCGCGTGGCACCATTCCCCTTCGCAAAGAGTAATGGGATCTCCTTCATATATCTGCTCGTCACAAATTAAGCAGCGGCTTTCGAAATTCGCCGCAATCGTTGGCATCTGATCGGGAAGCTTAATTACGTCAGGCATGAGCATGCGAGTCCCACTCGATAATTGTGTTCGAGTGCGAGCCAGATTTCGAAAAGTTCGCTCACCGTGGCGAAAGCTCCGCAAGTCGCGCTACTTCTCGTTGCGCCATCTTGAGCCACGCGACGTATTCCAACGGAGTTGCCCCGAACGAATAGCCCCATTCACGCTGTAAGAACTCTAGATGCGCCTTGGCATCTGCAAGTGTGCGCTTACGTCCCGGCACGGTCACGAGCTTCATTGTTTCCCGATCCAGAAACGTAGGCATTATCGCGCCTTTAAACTTCCGCGGGTTGCTTCAGAAAATCCGCCAATCCACATTCCAATAAGGAAGCGACTATTGCTCCATGCCACCCTGTAATTATGAGCAACCAGAGTATTAAAGACTTGTCTCCACAGATCACGTTGTATGCTATTGTCGGTCACTATGGGACTCCCTCCTTCTTTATTGGAGAGCCGCAAACTTGGCAAGTTTGCGGATTTCGTTGAGGCACCTGATGAGCGTATGCCCCCCCGTCGCGCCGTCAGTCCCGTGAGGCGGGATCGAAGACCGCCCCTCGTGGCCGTGCAGGAGCCATCCTATCCCCCCTGTGGGCCAGGTGTCAAGAGCCGCGTTTGCAGGGGTTTCGTCTAGCCTGGCAACGCGGGACCAACTATCGGATAAAAACGTGTAAGACTATCGGGAAAGGCATTGATTAGCATATACCTAAGAACTTTAGCGAGTTTGTCTTCTGCATCCCGCAGGGCTAAGTCGTGATGACCAGTTCCGGGTTGATAGTAGAAGATTATCTCTTCTCCAAGAGTTATGGAGACCATAATAGTTCCGCCGATTTCAACAGCAGTCGCCTTTAGATCGAGGTTTCTTACCATTTGCTCATTCATAGATATTCCACCATTCTAGATATGTCCGAATGAGATAGGAATTTGCCCATTCGTAATCTGGCTCAGAGGGCACAGTATCTAGCAAATCCTCGATGTCTTTCTCTAGCTGCCCTGTCCTAGTAAACACCGTGTCCAATTCATGCTTCCCACAGCGAACATCGTAGATGAATTTGCGATCCGGTTCGCGCATCGGCAGCGAGATTAGTCGGTTTTCAAGCAGCTCAACACCTTGATAGCCAAGCCTAAGCATATGCATTGCGTACTTAGTGTCGTAACCGTATTTCTCAACTAACTCAGGGCGGTGTATATCCATCTGACCACGCTCGCCAAGCAGGCGTTGTTTTTGCGCAACGAGATAACCAAGAAAAGCCTGACCTGCTCTGCGCGAAATGAATCTCCATGCGTTTCTTTGGAGTTCAATTGCAGGAGGCAGAATCGGATTGGGAGTTGGGTGATAAAGAAGAAGCTGTACTGTAGGATTGCCTTTAAGTGCGAGTCGTACATATTTGCGAAGACTGTAGATAGTACGGTCTGTATCTCCAGCTTCGCTCCTTATTCCTTCAGGCTTAGTACGGAATACGTGCTGTTCGAATTGTTTAAGCCCTATCACGTATTCGGGCGGTTCGATGCAAATCCCCATCTCATCGTGATCGTCCTGTCCAAGCACGTTTAAGCCATGCAAAGTCGAGCCGACTATGCCTAGCATTATGAGATTCTTCTCAGCGATCTTCTTACTCGTCATCTTTGACCTCCTTTACCGCCCACAGGGGGCAAAGAACGTAGTCAACACCCTCGTACCACGGCTTAACAACGTACAGATCGACATACATGAGCGTGGAGTGATAGCCAGATTCGTACTCTGGTCCCCTAGCATACCCCGGTGATGAAACTCCGATTGATTTGCGCTTAATTCCGATGATCCAGCCAAAACCATCTTCGGGCCATACCATGATCGTTTTGTTAACTTTCTCAAGTGAAGTGTACGGTGTCCGCGCTTGCGGCCAATCGAAGAACATATCCTTGACACGATTCCAGTTGTAGCCATCGATCCATACTGGATCACTGTCCGCTTTGACTAACTCGGGGCCAGGCAGCGTACCCTCGACAAGTATCCAGCCCTTGCGCTCGTCCTCGTAGTTAGTTTGCTTCTTGAAGCGAGCAATACCGGCGCGATGATGATAGCTTACTCTCGTACCGATCGGCAGCAATTCGAAGTCTGATCTAAGAGAGAGTTTAAGCTTGGTCTTCATAGTTTGAGATGTTCAAAGATATGCCAAACGAAAGAGCCGTCGTCAACAAGAACCGAGCCTATGTAGTTCTCTCTATCATATCCATCAGGGAGAGGATGACCAGATCCGTAAATAACAATGTGACGCTCCTCCTCTTCAGCCTCGATATCTACAATCGCCCACAGACATAAGATTCCTCGTTGCTCCTGGACCGATAGGACAATTGCGTCTTTAGGCATCCTAACTGCCTGCGCCTGGTCATAGAATAGTGGATATTTGTAAATTGCCCGCACTATTCCTCTCCTTCATCATCGAACAACCGCTTAAACCAGCTTGTCTTTAGATTGGTGAGATCCATCACTCTCTTGTCTACTGTGTGCTTTGCGTTGATGTGTATGATTTCTGCAACTCCCGTCTGACCGGGGCGATAAATGCGACCCACAGCCTGCGCGTTCTTGGCTGGACTCCAGCTTCTATCTAGAAAGACACAATACTGTGCAGTTGCTAAGCTAATCGATTCTCCCCCAAGGTCGATGGTCGAGAGAAAGACTTGATGTTCCTTACGAGGAAAGGTCTCATGCCACTTTTCAAAGCGAGTCTGCTCTGAATCCTTCTGCTCCATGTGGATATAGGAAATGGCCTCTCGTTGCAGCTTGCCGTTCTTATCGTACTGAGCATCAAGTCTCGTCTTCAAAAGTTCAAGAGGATCTCTGAAGTTCGAGAATACAATCATTTGCTGCCGTAGTGACTCTGATGAGTCAACTACGTCCCATTCAAGACCCTCAATTAGTTCCATCACAACATCGAGTTTGCTCGATGGCTCAACGAGTCTAACCTTTTGCACCCGGCGATCCAGCTTCTCGTCGTAATACGTAGCGACAAGCTCAGGAGTCGCCACGGAGATTTGCCGAAGACGCTGAAGCTGCGAGACCACGTTAGGGCTATCGATCCTAAAACCCTTCTGGTCAAGCATCCTAAGCTCAGCGACGATCTCCTTATACATGCGCCGCTGCGGTGGGTTTAGATCAACTTCGTACTCGGTATAGATTGGTTCGGTCACGTTCTTATGTACCTCCTGCATTGTTCTGCGCGGCCCAAGAGACTTTCGGATATCGATGAATTCCTGAACCTTATCCTCTTTGAGCCCGACAATCTTCCAGTATCCAGTCCAATTCTCTTCTTCACAAAAACTGCGGCGGAATCGCCAATATGACGGAAATCTATCGGGGTCTAGGAAGTTAACGAGTGACCACATCTCCGATGGGTTGTTAACAAACCCCGTTCCCGACATAACGTGCCGATTAAGAGCCTCCTTCGCGATTTTCTTCAGGTTGCGTGTCCACTGTACGTCTTTGGATTTCGTCCTATGGGCCTCGTCGAGTAATACGAAGTCCCATACGATCTTCCCAGACTCACTGCCCATTACGAGAATCTCATTCATCGGATACTTGTTCTCGAAGCAATGATAATGCGCTAGCACGATCGTCTTTCTAGTTCTCTGCATTAACTGCGTGATTAAATCGTCAAGATCAGACTCGACTCGAAGGTCATGCAGAATGACCTCTTCGACCTTTCGAGTGCCAACATTGAAGACGTGCCAGTTTTCGTAGTCAAGGCAGGAGGGGATGCAGTCGAAGTATGCCCCTTTTCCAGACTTAGTAGTCACGATTAGGACATTGCCAGGACTATCTGCAAGCTTGCGCTCGATTAACCACAGACCTGTAGACGTTTTATATGTTCCCATCGACCCCCAATTAGCAGAATAATTAAGCTGGTCTAGGAAATCTAGATCATGCCGTTGCCAATCCTGTACGGAAAACTTCTCTGGGGCATCTTTTGTGAATGCCAGTTGCGTCATCACCCTCTCCTCAATCCCAGGTAATACCCCTTCACGAAACCGTCCATCCAACCGCTCATCAGAGTTTGCTTCACCCCCCTTCCACTCATTCCAACCGCATACATTTCTTTCGCACGATCCTCCGCGAAGTCGTACAGTTCATCCTCTGTTATATCAAGCTTCCGCGCCCAATAGCCGAGCGCGTCAATACCTTCGATTTCCATCTCTTCGGCATGCCTCTCGACTTCTGCCTGTATATCATCAAGGATCATTAGTCTAGCCTTGTAGCGCCGCGCTCGTCAATACGTATCACGGGCATGCCTTTCGCTACTAGGCGGCGAGCACGACCAAGCATCTGTTCGATTGATTCCTCGCGTGTGTTGCGAAGATCACCAGGGTCAATACCAAGCGCCTGCGCGCGAGCAACACTAGCTGTATACATCGCTATCTTCATAAAGGAGTAATAGAGAAGACTTTGCTTATCGCCTCCATGATTCTCAAGAGCTTCGTCTACTACTTCCTCGACAAGAGGATGCGAGAGAGCCTTCTCAGCTTCATTAGCAAATGCTTGCTTTTCCTCCGATGTCAAGTCTTCAACCCCATTCTATGCTGTGCAGCGAAGATTTCGGCGGAAACTTCCGCCAAGGCTTTCTTTTGATCCCCGTACTTTTCTCTCAGTGTTCTATAGCGCCTCCTCCATCTACGGCATTCTATTGTGCGAGTACAAAATATCGCCCCATCTGCTGCACCCTTGATCGGATTGCTGCACGCAATACAAATGGGGCGGTTTTCATAATAGATTTGTCGCCTAGCGAAACTTATCCGTGCCCCATAAGATAAGTACATCTCAAGCTCGTCAGCGTGCCTTTGGAGCCAGCGTTCCTCACGGCAAGCAGGGCACAGCTTACGATGGGATTGGTCTTTGATGAACGGTCGAGAACATGCCAGACAACGAGCTTCTGAAGTTCCGCTACATTCAAAGCACCACCCTGTTTCGTCGTCTAGTTCGTCTACGAAGTTCCCACATTGCGGGCACAGTTCATCATTTCGATGAACTTCAGCGGATCGCAATCTCCACTTGCCTAAAACACACGATACAAAAGCCGTATCGACTTACTATGTGACCTTCGGCAAAGCAGTTATATGGCTTGTATGTCTTTTGCTTTTCAAGCATTTGCTTTATATCTGCAATAGGGTCAGAACCAGGCTCGTCCCAACCAATGAATTTCTCAGGGTCTACAACTCCAGGGAGACCAGTCTCGCCCTGATTTGGTAAAGTATCGGTAGGCTGCCGATGACTGTGCAAGTGCGGTTCGGCCATGTCCATATTTATGCCTCTCCCAATAACCCATTTGGAACAACCCAAGATACTGCCCATTTCTTGCGTTCACATTCCATCTAGATTCGCACCATGAAACTTGGAGTGCTTCATAGCAGTAGCGTCCAAAAGTCGAACATATCGTAACTTGAACGCTTCTCTCCTGACTTGCGTTTGATTCCTCTCCTGTTGCTAAAATTAAAGCAAACACGATGGCTAAAGTCGCAAGCCGTCTCAAGCTAAGAGTAAACCTCCTAGTTGATTACATTACCTCCTCATAGAAAAGATGAGGGTACGGGATTGTATTGAAGCTATCTACTGCACGGGGTCACTGGATACAAGGCAGCATAGCCCGTTACGATAGGTTAATCCACAGTAGATAGCTTCAATACAATCCTGTAAAGGGGGGAGAGAGCGGCCCGAGGGGATCGGGGCCGCTCTCTCGGTCAGGGGAGAGGGGAAGCTTCAGCCTATGGTCTGTAGGCGCAATCAGACGAGCTTACGCTCGCTCAGGGCCGCTGTCAAGCTCCCAGGGCCAGCGGCCGTGCTGTAGCTCGTCAATCGCCTTTAGAAGCACGAACCCTGCATCCGTCAGACCACCGAATACGTAGCTACCCTTCTCACCCTGTTCGGAGTGTGCCATCTTGTATCCAGCAAGGTTGAAGGTATAGATCGGTGCGCTCCTATCCTGCCCCCTAAGAATGTTGCCAGGATGTGCCTGCTCATCGGTAAGGATAATAGTACGGTCATGGTCATTGTAGTGCTGGTTGAAGGCTCCCCATGTATCTGTGCCGCCGCCACCAATCCCTCGAATCTTATCGACGGTTTGCAAAATGGAGCGTGCAGGATCAATTGGATAGCTATCAGTCGAAAACGCTACAAGATCGGAGCTTCCACGGTTAGCCTTTGCTAGCGCTGCCCCGAAGACAGCAGCAAGCTCCCACCTATCCACAGTAGACCGCGAAGACATGCGATCATACATCGAGCCAGAAACGTCTACTAGGATGAGCGTTCGACCTTCAAGCTTCGGCACGTTACTTACCGAATGATCGAGCGCATACTCTAATTCTCGGCTCCATAGCAAGGAATCAGTAGCCTTCCATGCGGAATAGAAGCGAATTGGAAACTGTCGAGACTTTGCAACTTCATCAGGATCGCTGATCTTTGCATGAATGTACTCGACCGTTTCCTTCGAGATTCCAGCATCCTCGAAGTTGCGCAGATTGCGCAGAAGCGCCATATATCCCATCTGCGGGATTACGGTTTCCCATGCCTCGGCGTCCATCGGCCCCTGCAACCATCCCGAAAGCGACTCCCACGTCATCCCCTGTGGGATGCCGTGTGTTAGCATCCGGGCTCGTCGCAGTTCGACAGGGATGTCATTCGCAAACTGCCAAGCACGAATAAGCGGTAGATCAAGAGTATTCGTAGATTCGCGCTTGTGCCGCGTATCGAGTAGGTAGCGATATAGAGCAGACTGCTCAGCAGTCAATGGCTTAGGATGCACAAGGTCGATTACATCGCCCATGCGCCATGCGCGAGACTGTCCATCATACTTCAGTGCCGAGCGCTCCGTATACAACCGTTCCACAGCATCAGCGACTCCACGCTTTAGAGGCTGTGGAAAGTTCTTTCCATACTCCTGCGCCCAATACGCAAGGATCTCGGCGGGCTCGTCCGCTCGCGACATTGCGGAATCAACAACCTGACGAGACTTCTCTCCCTTCGCATGCACGTAATGTGCAGCGAGCACGATCGATGCGGAGCGCATCTGCATCGTGTTGCGAAGGTATGGAATGAACTCGCGTACCCATGCAGAATCCTCCGCAACCACGGTATGCGCTAGATCCTTGAACCGCTTGTCGCGCTCACTAGCGGCCTCGTAGAAAGTATCTTCCTTGACCATGTTCGTGACCGCAAGCAGGAAAAGTTCTGTCTTTGCATCACGCTCAAAACCAAGGCCACCTTCATACGTAGTACCCTGTACTCCGGTGGTTCGCATCGGAGAAGTCACGTTAGGGCGCGTCTTTCCTCCCGAGAACTTAGGCATTTATCTACTCCTCTCCTATCTATCAAACAATGCGGCCCAATGTTCGCCTGCTTCGCGGCAGTTCTTACAGCGCCAGTAATGCCATGCACTTTGCAATCTTCGAATCACTATTTCCTCCTCTCCTTGTTACTCTAGCCAATCCAAATCCTGTAGGGCTTTACATTCGCCGCATAGCTTCTTTGGCGCCCATGTATAACTTTCGGGCGCTACCTCTGCTATGTGTCCGCAGGATATACAATAGAAGTGCATCGGTGATCCTGCCGGTAAGCTGGTATCATCAATGGGAGTGGGTTTATTCTCCCTCCTCTGTCTAAGAGCAGCTAGTGCCGCTTCTTTGCCAAGAGTTGTCATAGGCCCATCGACCTTATAGCCCATGCCCTCTCCCTCCTCTTTGTTGTGGCACATACGCCGTTCGGGGGTTCACCGTACCACACATGAACCCTCGCGCTAGAGGCTTACCAACACTTGTGCGTATAGCGAGACTTCGGGCCTTCGATGCTAATGATCTTGTAGCAGAGCGCGCATCTTCCAGTAGTGCGCTCAATACCCAATGCTCGCATATACGCTGCGATCTTCATCGACGTAGACTGATCGCCTTTCCGTGCCATGCAGATCCCTCCCTATTAGGTTGGATTCCGCATGCGATCACCCCTTTCTATAACTTGGAATTAATCAGTCAGAGAACTAGGCGACGAAGGTAACAAGTGCAGTATTTTTTCAACTGCGGGATTTGAACCCTATCGCAACCGGCTTTTTACACCGACTGCTTGCTCCATGAAGTAACCCACATCTACGCACCTGACTGAGTCTCCATCGCGCCCTCAGCTTGTCCGGGGATGTCATACCCACACGCCGACCACTGAGTTGAGAGGGATTTATCGTCCCATGATGGAGACGTTCATTGACGCCGAGAACCAAGCGAAGTAGGCATTTTCCCGTATAGGGAACTTTTGCATTCCCGTAGCATTAAGCCACTCTGCCAACCAGACCGCAATCTGGTATTGGATTCGAACCAATGTACGAAGTATCCCACTTCATCGCACCGGCATCAAATTCTAACGTAGCGAGAACAAGTTGTCGAAGGTCGGTCAGATGTAATCTGATTGTAGGTTTCTCTAACCTACGTGCTGCGGTGAGAAGTAACCCACGAACATCGCATCGCTACGTTACAAACTCAATGATGTACTGACCGAGCCGTTCCCACATCTCAGTTAGACAACGGCTGCTAGAGATGCGAGTATTCGTCGCCAGTACATCATTCAATTTGTCAAGTTCTTGGAGTGTGCTTTGTTTCATCGTGGCGCGAAGGCGCAACCTGTTGCAGGATCTCCCTGCACACCATACGCACACTCCAAACTTTAACTGTGCAGAGGACAAGGCGGAAAAGGTAACGTAAGCGCTCTGCCAACTGAGCTACATGGTGGGCCGGTGCCACACCATGACAGGACTCGAACCTGCGACCTCTCTCACCAATGAGAAGTAACCCATTCCTACGCACCTGCACAGTACGTGCCCCTCAAGGCACTAGGGTCTGAGCTACGCTGCAAAGTATGCCTTTGTGTATACGCAATACTCCGACCATCCTCTCGGTATGGAAGCGCCTAGATAGCGCAGCTCAGATTTGTCAAAGATCAATGCAAACCGAGAACTAGATGAGCAAGGTGTTCGTCCCGATGAAGAAGTAACCCTACTCGGCGCACCGGCCTGCTCTCGGCAGCTTACTCTCTCGCGCGGGGCCTGTCAAGACTGAGCGCTCGTTGTCTGGCTCGGCAACAGCGGTTGCCAGAGCAAAACAGATCCGGCCGCTTATCATACCACGTATGACACTATCGCTGTAGCCTAGTATGAATAGCACTATAGCCCGTTATGGGGATTCCTCCTGAATATCCGGGAAGTTGAGCACCGGGGCCGCAAACTCTCCAAGAGATGCCTCGGCCACAATGTCATACGCAATTGCAGCATCGACTGCGGAGTCATACACCCCAATGCGAGACTCTTGCGCATCCTTGAAGATGCGAGCCTCATAGCGTCCATCATCGGTCTTAGTTACTCCGCGATACATCTCAGGAAAGGGGAGCTAGCTTGCACTCCCCAATCCTGAAACGTCCTACGCGGCCTCAGCCTCAGCCTCAGCTTGCGGAACCTTGACGAGATAGACCCGCTTGTCCTTACCACGGATCTGTAGCTCGTCCTTCGCAACCTTTTTGGCCTCGACTGCACGAGCGATTGCACCCTTCAGGCCCGTCTTGACGGACTGTGCCTCGACTCCCGCGAAGTCCACACCCGTACCACGGATGCCCTCGGTCAGAAACTCGTCGATGAATGCGTCATACGCTCCATGACCACGACCACCGCGCGCCGCGTCGAGTTCCTCCTCGGAAACCGAGACCATTGCGAGCTTAGTCAGTGAACCACGATCAGTTGCCATCTTGTCGTTCTCCTCTCCTAGAGTGTTAGATCCTTCGGATGATGTTGGTGCCTTTCTCGGCCTTGCCATTACCTCTCCTACTTCCGGCCCTTGATTGTCTCTTCCAAATCGGTCAAGCGACGTTCAAACTCCTTCAAGGTGCCTGCCACATACATACCTCCTAGACTCGCGTTGATTGCCTCGACCTGCTTCACGAGAGAGATTATAGGGCCTGGGTTCGAGGTTGTCAAGCCCAATAGCTCGTCCTTCGTCGGCTCCCGCAGAAGGATCACTGTGGAGGGCTTGCCCCTGGCACCCCGATCCTCTAGCACGGCGTAGCTGCCGTCATAGAGTGCCCGAAAGATTTTCGAGTAGTACGTAGATGAGATACCAAGGCCACTGACAAGCTGAGACAGCTTGCCTACATAGACGCGATGATTCTCTTGTTCTACAGAGTCCTCCTGCATAGCCTTGTAAACGGCAAGGATATGGATAGCGAGAGTTTCATTGATTGGAATAGGCATTAAACCTCCCGCATGCTTGATATATAATCGCATTCCTCGAATAAGCGGAGGAGATTCGATACTAGGATTGCTGCTTCCCCAGGAGTTATGAATTTCTTGATGGTTTTCTCATCCTCCCGATGTAGATATATCGGGTAGAGCTTGCGATTGTCAGCCGTATACATTGGCTGCCCCATCCGAATCTCTGCGCGGAGTGACCACTCCTCGTTCATTCTTCCCCCAACCAGCCTACGAGCCAACAGAAGCGGCACATATTTATACCGCTTGGATGCATCCAGACGTGGATAAGAGACTTTCCACGATCATCGAGACATTCTGGATTGTCACATGCGCCAAGTTCAGTTCTAATGCTATAGAACCAGTCTCGATAGGTACGTTCAATCTTTTTAGACTTGCGTGGCTTAGGCTGCGGGGCTTTAAGGACAGCCTCCAATTCCTCTTCAGATAGCTCCTTCATGCTCCTCCTCTAGTACTCTCGACTTGCGCCAAACTAGGTCGTCCTTATGGATTTCCATGACGGGCTTATCACCGGCTAGTATGGTAACTTTCCGCATATCAGTTTCTTCGCCTTCATATTGCTCCCAAACTTCAACGCGAGTACCAGCCGACCAGCTACCGATTGTTTTTCTTAGAAAGTGTGCCATTAATGAAACTCCACCCTTTCCCTCGCTTCGGCTGCTTTGCGCAGCCCATCGATAAATGTCTGTGTCTTTTCTCTATACAGTCCAATATGGCCGCCTCCTTCGTCATCACCGAGCGAAGGCAACAGCTCTTGGAGCCTTAATGCGAGCGGCTCCAGATGCTCCACTTTTAGATAGCCTTCACAATCGTAATGTGCTAGGAGCAACAGCAAGGGGTCAGGCGTACCGTCTATACGAACAGGGATCGCGTCCCAATCACCCTCTAGTTCCTTTGCGCGTACTAGGCCCCAATCGATTAAAGCCGACTCATAGATTAGTAGGTCAGCATCTATTCCTGGTCCTCCTGCACCATGCTTGTAGAGCATATAACCCGCACTTAGAGCTAGTTTGTTCCGCCATCGATTGAATGCCGAATATGCTCCATGCCAACAATCATGCGTCGTATCAAGTCCCACCTAATCCTCCAGGAATCGTTTGATATTCAGATGACCAGCAGGAGCGAAGCTGTCATCCCCTGGCCGATAGTAGACATGATTGTCACCGTAGTACGTAAGTAGGAACTCTTTACCCTGTACTATCACAGACTTGCGACGCTTGCGAATTGCCTCCTGCATGTCCATGACCTGTAGCGGATCTAGAGCGGACGTTCCAAGTCTGCTCTGCCAGCCCTCCCACTTATGGTGCTTTGTAGCCCTATCCACTCAAGCCTCCATCAGCTCATCGATCTTCTCTTCGATTGCTTCGGGGTCTATCTCTAGCCAGTCCATTATCTCTTTTAGCTGGAACTTCACAAAGCCTGAACCGTCCTCATACACATCGAGGATTGCAATGGGAATGTGAATTCCCTTTTCATGCTGAAGCTTCCAAGTAACCAGACTGCTAATGACCTGCTCTCGTAGAGCATGTCTGCGCGCTTTGGTCTTGCGCTCATCACGCTCTTGGCGCAGGAGATTAGCTTCAGCCTCATAGTCTGACCAGAAATCGATCAGATGTCTAGCGGGGACGGTAAGCTCCTGCCCCACTCTGACTCTCGTATGTAGCCCCCGACTGTAGGACCCCTCTATGTTGCCAGGTTCGACAACAGTGACCATAGCATAGGTTCTACGATTGGTGTCCCACGTTGACTTTCGAGTCTCAGATCCTCGAAGTCTAACCTTGGCCGCCCCCAAAGGGGTACGACCCCGAGGGGGGTCTTCGAAGTAGGCGTACAGCTCACCATCGTACAACTGAGCGGCATTCACCAATACCTCCTGTCGTCGCTTCGCCTGTATTCAACTACATCCTCTGCCAGTGGATATCTTAGCTCTTTGATAAGCTCAAGACTTGTCCCGCTTGCGCTTAATTGATCCTCCGATATCCCAAACGCCACTTCGATCCACTCTGCAAATGTATGCGGGAGCCTCGTTCGGTGCCTAGAGACATGAACACGTATAGTCAATTCGAAAAGTCTGAACGGAGATTCCTCGATCATATCAAGCTCCTGGAAAAGCCATGACTATGATGCGCACGTATTGTCCCTCCGCTGGTAGATTGTTGCTTACCCATTCCGCAAGGAACTCTACATCGAATTCGTCCTCACCAATCTGGATGGCATCCTGCTCCTGAACTACCCTGACAAAGCCTTCGATCTCTCCGATTAATACAGATTTAGGCAAGACCCACCATCCTATCTAGACGTTCGAGGACTTCCTTCGGGAGCTTATCAGGACTGCTGTTGCGAAGATGCTCAAGAAGAATCTCTGCATACTTCTCCTTGATCTGATCGTCGCTTACAAGCTCTACTGCGGGAGTAAAGAGAGCGGGCCAAGGACGAGCAGGAATTTCCTCTACTTCGATATCGGCAGGCTTGCCAGGGATCTCCTTATCAGGCAGCAATCCCTTTTCTTCGCTCTCAAGAGGCGGCTGAGGAAATGGGCTTTTAGGAGCAAACTGTGTCTCGGGTGGTGGAGCTATACGAGACTCATCGATTTCACCCCACTTAAGACCATCGATATGATCCATTGTAGCCTCAAGCAGGGTCAGAACCCATACGGAGAGACCTTTCTGGTCTTTATCTAAGATAGAATGAAGCGTTTGCTGACCCGAGCTTTCAGTCTTCCATGCCCGCAGCTTCCGCTTCGGTGCAACGTCCTCAATTGCGATGCGGACAAATTCAGCACGGCTGCCTCTGCCACCGCCCAAGCCTCTTGCGTGCCCCATCTTAGCTATTTGGCGTTCTCTCCCCAACGCTTCCAACTCATCTGACTTTTCATCAAACAGCTTTCGAAGACGCTGGATCACGTAGTTTACTCTTGGTGCGTCTGCTGTTGCGGCCATTATCTCTATTGCCTCCTCTTGTGCTTCTGGTGAATAATGGGTGACATTGGATGCTTCTTTGATCCTGGTAAAGAACTCAGTAGAGTCTTCCAAATCATCGAGAGTTGGAATCCTCTGCCCTGCTGCTGCGGCGGCATCCTGTGCTTTCTTTAAAGCTACAAGATCGATCGCAGGCTTGCCTCGTCTTATGTTACCGCCTTTCTTGTACTTCTTGTATTCTCCTTTTCGTAGCAAGCCCAAACGCCGGAGATGGCGCATAATCATCCAGCGCCAATTCGGATCTGAAGGACTAGAGCTTACTCCAAATAGAAATACCCCCGTTCTAGGATCGCGGACTTTGTAATGTCCTCGACCAGACTCCATTACTGGCTCAAGGCCAAGACTTCGAAGCATGTCGAGAACTTCGTTTACGTCCTTACGAATAGGCATCTACATCACAAGCAACTCCATTAGCATATCCCCAATCTGCTGCCCCCCGCTTTGACCGTACCAGGCGAACCAGCACTCGGTATACCCATGCATTGTGTATTCGCTCCCTTTGTAGCCTTCGAAGACTTGCCCAAGGCACGGTCGCACTATTTCGAGAGCGTGGGCGCATGACTGCGCACCACTTGTAATAGGTTCGAACGCTAACTGCTCGTAGTACCCCCGATAAGAATGTGGATTGGAAAACCCTACGCGGAGGAGTTTATCACCGTTATTTTCGAGGAACTGAATCAGACTGTTCAGACCAAAATAGTGTAGTTCGAAGTCCATCATTTCTCCACTAGTCGTTTGACATTAAACATTGCGTCCTGACCGTCATTTACAGCACGGATGATGTAGTATCCCTGTCCCGGCTCTCCTTGCGACACGTCTTCCACTAGCATTTCGTTGTATGATATCTGCACGACAAAGAGAGTTTTGCGAACTATCGCTCCTTCATTCATAGTTCGACTTCCTCCCATAGCTCGCTAAACGGGAATGCTTCTGGATCGGGGCTGCACTTGTCGAGCCACGCAATCGGATCAAAGCCTTCATCTTCAGCGAACCTTCTAGCAAACGCAAGCGCGATTTCTTCTACGGCACGCCTGCTTGCAAGCTTATCAATTAGATCCGTATCTGTTATAGATGGCTCCACAGAGTAGTTCTCACGTAGAATCTTTGCGACCAGATTCCAGATGTGCGGGGCTGCATAGCTATCCACATGACCTCCTCTCCTGTCGATCTCTTGGGCAGTTGCCCAATGCAAACGCTCAAGATCGCTATCGTCTAGAGTGTGAAAGAACTGTTCAGCTAGCATGGAATCCATGCTCCTCCATAGCAGTCATTGCATGCTCCTTGCTCTGCTTTTTCTCGGTTGCTCATTACTCGACCACAATACGGACATCGAGGAGCTTCGATCTTCTCTCGATTGTCCCACACATCTACTATCCTCTCATAGAACGTTGGATGCTTTGGATCGGAAAGTTCGTATCCTGAATCGTTATCCAAGTTCTTTCCTCCTTCCGGGAAGTCTGACGTTACCGATATCGGCGGAATCCCCCGCCTTGGAACCTGCTTCGTAGGCAACTTCGTCGTAGGAATTCCGATTAAAGCTAAGCGGGCTGAAGGAAATACCCTGTGCATCGACGAAATCATCTACTTTCTTTTCGCGAGCGAGGACGAGTTCTTTACCTCCTGTGGAGGGGTTTCGCCTTTTATGCTGTTCCCTCAGGCGGCGCTCGACTCGTGCAACAAATCCTTCCGTAAACGAAATTCGCCATGTCCGTAGAGACTCGACGTAGTTCTCCTCTACCTCCGCAATTACACAGGCAAGATCCATCTGTAGCAGGAGTGAAGCATACATTGCCTCTACAAATGCAACGTCTGATGGATATCCCGCGATCCTTACGTAGTATGTTCTTCCTCGATAGTCCCTCCCAGTATCCTTCCAGGCTTTGCAGCGATTACAATCGGCTAGTACAGAGAATAGTGAGAACTTCTCCCAGGAGGCATCGCCCTTTATCTCCACCGACTCAATGATCGGCTTCTCAGTCTTCGAAGGATCTAGCTGCCAGAGGGCCTCCTCGGAAATGGCGTAGCGCTCCATAAGCTCTTGAGCTTTTGCATAAAAGAGCGCAGCCTCCTCTTCATAGGGAGTGGATTCAGCCTTTCTAAGTAGGGCTTCAATCTTCTGAAGCATCTAGTCTCCTTAGTGCAACGATTCCTTTTCGATTAAGGACTTCAACGGGAAGCTCCTTTAGGTATGCGACCATTGTGAGGCAGGCTGCGTCCTCCTTAGTGGCCTTGTCGATCTTTACTGCCTTGTGTCTCGTCTCGATGAATTCCTGCATCAGATCGACGTACTCTTGTGGGTTCTTCACTCGGCCCCCTCCTCTACGAACGTACCATCGGGCCATACTATCACAAATGGATAGCCATAGCGACAGTTCCTTGCATACCTGACCGTTGACCATGTGCCTTGCCCACGAGCGGGCTTAGGTTCTGAATGTTCGTTTGGGCAAGCAATTAGATAATCAGTCTCATTTACGATATCCTTGTTCCTCCTGAGTGGAAGTTTGTAATTCCGAGCTTCATCGGAGGCAAAGGTAAAGATATCGAGCTGGTACTTATCCAGTTCCTTAGCAGGGTGGGCAACGATCCAATAGCCAATAGCTCTAGCAATCTCTAGGGCTTGTTCGTCTGCGCCTATGCAGTTTCCATGATGAAATTCACACCCGGTATCAGGTACAAAGAAGTGCGCAAGAATGTCTCTGACTGTCTCTCGCTGGTCAAGAGTCAGCCCCTTGCGCGTGCCGGTGAAGCCTATTTCAGGCATCGACTTTAGCTCTCTTAGACAAGATAAGAGTTATTATATGAAGAAATGGTAGATTAGCATTGCTCCCTTTCAAGAACTCATTGTACTGTACCAATTCTTCATCGGGAAGCTCAGAGAAGTCGGTCACTCCCTGCAACTTGCGCAACTCATCTCGAATGGCAGTTGTAGTCTCAAAGCACTTCTGAATGTGGCCTACAAGTTCCTTCTCTGCCGCTTCACGTAGAGAATTCATTAGCTAGTCTCCATATCTTCGAGGGAACATCTTTTTGTCAAGTTCTTCCGCAAGCTGCATCAATGCCGTACCCCTATAAGGATGCTCTGAGACGACCTTTCCATCTACGATTACTTTGTAGGTTTTTGGCACCCCAGGCTGTTCCTCAATCGCCAGAATCAGCATCGATCCTCTTCTCGTCGTACTTAGATGGGTTTCGATTCCTGCGAATGCGTCTCGCAATCGAACGGATCTTTTTGGGATTCAATTCACGAGCCTCCTCGCGAATCTTCCGATTTCTCCGAGCCTTACTCATCCTTAGAAACTCCTACGAGAATTGGGTCGGTGCAGATCCATTCCACAATTTCCTCATCATAGGCTTCGGTCGTTTGCGCAGGGATATGCCTCTTGCCCTTTACGACGCGCTTGCAAACAGTCTCGCGAGGAACAGAGAACCGAAGCTTTACAAACTCGCCGAAGTTGCGAGTAAGCGTAAAGTTGTATTCGAACTCCTTTTCTGCACGGCCCAATGTAATAGCGGCACGTTGCAACTCTTGTCGCTGTGTACGCGGATGCCGACTAGAGGAATAGTTCTGGTAGATGTACTCTTCAAGTGCTAGGTATGGAGTATCAATAGGCAGTTCCAAACCTTTCTCTTCGATGAAATCTGCGAGTGCTCGCAAACCTTCGACCAGTTCATCACGATGCTTGTACTTCATCTCTGACTAGCTCCTTTGCGATATCTTCGAATAGGGCCGCGAGTGCAAATGCATCTCCGATTGTGCTCTCACGAATGTCGAACTTCTCAGCGATATAGCTCCAATGAGCAAAACCTCCAAGTCGGAAAAGATAGCAACCGTGATTCATCCAACTAACATACGCCCATGTACTCCCCTCTTGGATCATCGACTTGCTAATTCCAGTCATACCTTCGGGAAAACCGAAGTTAGAGATTACTGCTTCTCCCCCCGGTCTATCAGTCGGAAGCTCGACTAGCAAATCAGGATGAACCACTACAGGCGTGAATACGAGCGTGTAGTTGGTGCCGTTCTGTGGTGCATAGCCGATTACGCAGGACTCACCTTGCCTCAACTTTCTTGCTACAAACCACGGATAATCGCCTGTAACCAGAGTTTCCCTGTACTCCTCATAGGTCATTTCAATCCCCAGACCTGGCGAGCGAAATTGTAAGACCAAGGCCAACTACCGATTTCTATGAACATCGCGGGAAGGCACAACACGATGTCAAGGATCATAAATCCTAAGATCACAGGAATTGCTGCAAGATATTTCATGCGCCCATCCTCCTTTCGGCCGCCATTTCCGCATACATATCTGCGATTTCACGAGCATTCTCTTCTGAGAGGAAATCTTTATCGGTTAGGCCACGCAAATCTGGTCTGCCACATTCGGTGCAGAGACCACGCTCGTCCATGTTCTTTTCCATCGCTAGTTTGACCGCCGCAACGTCGTCATCGTCGTAGATATTCTCTGCTAGCCAATCACCTGTAAATACAAGAGGCTCTTGATATTGCCTGCCTCCACCGTCCCATCTGTGATAGAGATCCCAAAGTGCGTCGTCATACTCCTCGATGCCTTCGAGTTGTCCGCAACCTAGACAGGGGATCATCAATCTATCCTTCCCTCGTACTTTGTATATTCATGTAGTCTAAGCAAGCCTAACGCAGTACGCCATTCTGCCACAGCGTCCCTCAGCTTCCGTTCGGTTTCGTTACTCGATTCCCAACACCATTCGTCCGCGGTCACGCATACAGCTAACTTCGCCTTCTCAAAGCGATCCAAATAACATAGCCAACGTCCTCATTCTCCTTGTCCGCAAACGGAGCAGATTTTCATTTCCATCCTGCCGCCTCCATTAGTTTAGCCTCCACTTCATTTCATAAACCTCCGCATGACATTCTTACCCACTACACCGGCAAGGTATGGTTGATCGCCGCATTTGTAGGCAAGAAGCTCGTCGGTTTCCTCACCCGTCTTAGCATTCGTGCCCCCAAACACGATATGACTGCCCCCGCAGTTCGGGCACAGAATTGCATCGCCAATCTTGAGCGGGGGCGATTCGTTCAACTCATCGTTACCGATTGCAAAGTAACTACTCATCATCTACTCCGAAGATTTCGTCTTGGCAGTTCTGGCACAGACCTGAGATTGTGTATTCCTTTTCCGAAAGTCTATCGCGGAAACCTTCTACTGGCTTACCGCATCCGATAGGCGGTGGTACACAGTTGCCTCCTGTGATTGCAGTTGTACGTCCGAAGTTCTCTTCGAGGAACTTCCCCCACTGTGGACTCTTTTCACTAGGCTCCACGAGGTTCCTCCTCGACAGATCGCAGGAAGTTTACATGCCTGGCTCCTTCAATGCAAGAATGATAGTCATTACAGTAACGCACGTTTTGCGTAAAGGGTAAATCTCCAATGTATCGAATGCTGGAATACACGGAGATTTTATTGTCAGGGCGTTCCTTTCCGCAGACATGGCAAGTCCAGGTGTCATTATTCATCAGGCGTGAACCTCCACGCGTTACGGTCGGTAACAAATTCTGCCCATCCTTCTGTGCCCAAAAGCACGTACCTGTCGCACCAAATTGGGCGGGTAGTGCGTCCATCCTCTAAGCGGATGACAGGCTCATCAGGATCGCCATGTGGGTCTACCTCATGGGTGACTACTGCACGCTGCTTCTCAGACATTGATAGTCCTTCCTTCCATATAGTTGAGACAATCTACGATATGCCGCGCGTCTCGCTCTTTCTGTAGAACCGTGTCGTCGAGTTGATCGAATTCCTTTGAGGTTCTATGAACGATAATTGCATATTCCTCAAACCCGTCCTGAATCTCAATCCAGAACTTTCCAGGCTCAGGAGGTTCGCAATCTTCCGCACCGTCGAACCAACCTATCCATCTGAATCTAGCCATCATTCCTTTCCATTCAGCATCGAGATTTGCTTGCCGACTTCAAGTAGTGCATACGCGATCGCTTCCATTACCCAGAGCATCGCAACGTCCTCGGTAGCTCCCTGGATTTTCAACTCCCTTCGCGATTGTAAGAGTGCAACAGCTTCCGTCGCAAAGTCAGTCATTTAAAACTCCCCCGACAATACGGTTGACAGAGGAATAGGATTTCCAGCTTTGTCCATCTGGATTAGCTCGAATTCCTTTTCCTCAGTCCACCGTGAACGTGAGCGGAGGTATGCAATCGCGCTTGCGGTTTGATCGGAGACTCCAAACTTAGCAGCGATCTCTCGCTCGTATGAGGCCATCGCCTCGTTCGCTTCATCCGTAAGGCGCTCGAATTCCTCCTCGGAGACCTTTTCTCCATTGAAGTAGAGTTCGGGCTGCATTATTCCTCCTCTTCGTAGACGGTTATATCTTGGCCCTTGTAGAAGAATTTGCCACAAACGAAGCACAGGAATGGATAGGGCATTTGCTTTAGGTGTTCATGCGCTGAGTTGCAGTCCCAACAACTGCGGAATGCAATATCAGGGAGAAACTTCTCTGCTTCGTCGCGGAGTTCTTCAATCGTTGGCATTTTATCGCTTCACTTCTGCAATGATATGCCACTGCATGTTGGAGTCGTAATATTCATCTTCCCGGATGCTCCCCTCGACGGTTGTAAAACGCCATCGACCTTCCAATGCGAGCACCGAGTTTGCCAGTGCATGTGCGTTTTGAATTACATCGCTAGGATGCCCCTTCATGCGGATAGTTAGGATTTTATCATCCCCCGAATACTCGATGCTATCGAAGTTCACCTTTCTACTCCTTTCCCGTTCACGTAGTCGAGATATGCCTGGACATGATCTGGAAAACCTAGTCGCAATCGTGCGCGATTCTCAAAATCCGCATCGGAAATGAGCCGCAGCAACTTTGCGCTAAACCAAGTGCCTCGCCCTACGAGAATCTCGGCCATATGAGCACGGTCATAGTCTGAGAGCCTAACTGCCATCAATGTATCCTTTCAATAGGCGTAGCTCCCAGGCTAGGAGTATTGGACCGATAGTCAGGTCTAGCACTATCAGCGCAAGAGCTAGATAGAGGTATCGTCTTGTGCGTTTACTTAGGAGCCAGACTATCAATGCAAGCCTCCTTTGTCACAGCCAAGTCCTCGCTTCCTCTGTAGCGTCTCGCGCCATATTGAGGGACTTTAGAGCGGCGTCAACTTCGAAACTTTGGGGCCAGTTTTCAATTGATCTCCTTACAAGATCAAGAATGTCCTCAGCCTCCCTAAGATAATCTCTTGCTTGCTCGATTGTCATCTAACCCCCGCTCGCTAGAAGATATAGTGCGATTACGACGCCTACTATGATGAACGCGGAGATCATTTCGACGGTCATGCGAGGAACGCGAATGGTCCAATCGCCTCTTGATACTGACGTTCAAGTTCTGAATTAGGCCAAACGTGATAAACGTGCTCACTTTCGAGCGTTTCGCATTCCCCACACTCATAGATCGCCTCAATTGCTAGCAGCTCTCTCGCACGTTGCTCGGTAATCGTGCTGTCTATTCCATTGTCAATAATCGCGTGATTCATTACGACATGCCCCCTAGAATTTCTGCGATGTCAGTAGGCTCCTGATTGATGAGGATGTCTTTCGCAAGAGCTTCTGCTGATTCCTTCGCTTCCTCCTTCACGTAGTCGATGTCTCCGATGTATCCTCCACAGGACTCAATCATCTCACCTTCGCTATCGCGAACGCACCACCAGTAGACCTCACCGCAAAGCCACTCGTCATAGACCTTTACCTCCTGACGCAAAGCTCCTTCGATCACGCTTTCATCAGGCAGCGGTTGATCCATAGGAAAGCACTCGATTATTCTCTCGGTGGTTGTGTAGATAAACCCAACCGTCGTAGTATCCCATCCCTGGGAATCGAATGGATATCGATGACCGACAAACATCGTGATACCAGAGTGATCGTAGATCGATAGCGGCAAAACGACAACTGCCTTCTCTACGAGTGTAAGGTATCTACTCAGAACTTCCATCGATTCGAAATCATCCCTGTGGAAGCGTTCCTTTACGCCACCCCGACCGTCTGGATTCGTGAATTGCTTATCCCCGAGGATATAGTCAGGGTGCCAGCAGAGCATGATGCCGAGATTGTCATTGTCGCGAGGATTGCAAAACTCGCCATCCTCTTCCCAATGAATCTCGCACGTTAGTCCAGCGTGCTCGAATTCCTCAATCTTGGTGTCCACTCAACCCACCGTCCTCTTTGAGTCCTTATGCTTTCGGAATTCCTCGCTGATATTTACCCCTATCACCGAGAACTTCTGCCCCCGTAGTGTAGCACCGATGGTAGCAGCGACCTTCGTAATGTCCCGATGCGTTAGGCTCCCCCCTTCGTACTGCTCTGCCATGTCATAGAGATCGCTCTGCATCTTGCGTAACTTGTCGCCATCTTTCTTGGTCACGCTCTTTCCCCTTCAAATAGATCGACCACAACTGCTTTCTCGTGGACCTCTGTGTAGACGTGATCTACGTGATAGCATCTCCCTTCACGGTAGAGATGGAGCACATACATCTCTAGGTCTTTGAGGGCCACTTGATTTCCGTCGAGAATCTCCACGTTCAGTTCGTCAACAATCAACTGCCGGAGATTCATGCTCAATGACCCCACTGTACGTAGCTGCCACATTGGGCGCATACGGCTTCGGTTTCTTCTTCAGCGTCTCGCAGTAGCTCGCGGTTTACACCGATTGTGCCGTCAGCCCACCGATTCGTAGCACAACCCTCGCGATCTACAAGCACACCGATTTCTACGCCCAGGGGGTAAACCTCAAACTCGTTGTGTTCTTTAGAGTTTGGGCATCTAAACATCGCTTTCCTCTACTGACCACGTTTCCGTATCGAGAGTAGACACGTGCTCTAGACTATTGTTGAGATATTCTCCGTCACCTTCTCGCACCCTCTCGATTGCCTGCTTAGGAGATTCAGCTTCGATTAAAACTCTCTGGCTCCATTGCTCCATCACACTTACGAGGTAAAATCTCATTGGCATGGCACCCTCAATTCGTGTGCATCGAGAGCTTCCGTCCCTCGCACGACTTCCGCGATCTCTTTCGCGATTGGCGCATTGAATGTCACGTATGTAGCCTCCCGCCCTGATTCATCCCAACTTGCGAGGGAGTAGAACTCGGATTCAGGATCGCAGACGAGATCACAAATGTCGTCTACCTTGTCTTGAAACTTCATGTGATAGTCGCATTTCCCATAAGGTAAGAGATTACAAATTACGCAAGTCATGTGCATCCTCCGCTTCATAAGGATACCACTGGTCTGCATCTTCTAGTAGCTCAGTACGTTCCTGCCTAGTAAGATCATCAGGAGTCTCAATTGCTGCGATCAAGCGAGCAAAGAGATCCTTCGGGATTCTCACCATGTTTGCGTATTCAATCATATTACCTCTTTCCGACCATGCGAATGAGTATCCTCTGCCAGAGAGGGACACAATCACACACGTTTGGGTCGTGACATGCGCAGCGAATCTCTCTATGCCAATCGAGGGAATTTTCGCAGCCGCAATTACACGCACATATCTTTCTCATGCTGTGAATGCGAAGCCGACACCTTCGATCAGAGTACCGATCATTCGCCTCCCATTAGAAGGCGCAATAGAACCGCCGGTTGTCCAAACCTCGAAGCAATCGCGGCCTTCGTCATCGACGTAGCCAATGACCTCGACACCTGCATTCCAGCCGCGAGTATGAGACCAGATACCAGATTCTTTACTACCCACGCGTGAAGCATCGCCTCGACTGCCTACGATCTTCGCGTAGAACTGTGCCATTACTTTGCCTTTCTTCCGAGGCGAAGCCTTGAGGCGCACTCGTCACAAAGCTCGCCACTTCTACGCTGCTTACCACTGACCGCAGTTACTTTCCAAATATCCTTTTGCGCTATTCCAGACTTCCCGCATGAATCGCAGGAGTAGACAAGTTCCCTAGCCATTTCTCATTCCTCCTCTCCGAAGATAAGCTCGACGGCTTCGCGCCAGTCCTCGCTTATGAGATTATCCATTGTCTTTCGAAATGAGCGTTTCTTTGCAGGATCGTAGTTCTCGATGTCATCGCGGACTAGCACAAAGACGTATACGCAATCTTCGTGATCCCACAGTTCGCTAGATAGTTCGAGCGCAGATTTCATTTAGGTCCCCATCTGCATCATCTCGATGTCATCGTCTGAATAGATTGGATCGTCGTAGCGCGTATCGAGAGCGGGGATTCCGATGGTGTCGTCTCCATTCGGTCCAGCCCAAGGATTCCATCGTGCTCCGAGACTACAATAGCCCACACGTCTGTAATAAGCACGCTCCCATTCATCGAGGTTGTGGAACTGTTCGGTGCAGACAAAGTGCGCTTCGAGCATTACCTCATACGTATCTGAGGATGCTTCCGCTTCCTCTTTCGTTGCGTAGCGCTTTGCCCAAAACGTTGTACCGTCGCAGTCTGTCTCTGACTGCAAAGCCGTGTAGTTCATTCTCCCCACCGCCTCATTTCTGCGGTTAGTTCATCAACATCATTCATCGTTACAACGGCCTGAACCGAAGTATGGTAATCGTGGGAGATGCTCTTGTCGAATTGGGAAGCGTCTTCCCACGAACCAACAAAGACGCAATCGGGCCAGTCCGTCTTTGTATCGACTAGAACAACGTAAAGATCAGCCTCCGATTGCATTTATCTATTCCCCTCCGCTCACTAGGAGATCGTCATACTCTTCCTGCGACTGCCTGAATGCCTTTATAGCTTCCTCCTCTGTATCGTGGGTTTCGACATAATGGAAGCCTTGGCCGTCTGTCCAGACGATCCAGCGGTGGACACGGTAGAAGTGTCCGAACGTATCGGTGTCACCGTCTTGGTCATCGGCGCATCCATTCATGTAGAACGCTTCGAGCGCATCTACTAATGCGAATGGTGCTTCATTCTCTGCTCCAAACGCCTTACGCGCCTGAGCGATGATCTCATCTTCGCTTAGCGCATTTCGCAGCTTGCTCACTACTCCTCCAATCAGCCGGGTAATCGAGAGGGATCGTATTCAGGCGGCTTATTTGCAAATCCTTACCCCTTTCCCAATCCTTACGCAATTTGAGTAGGTGCTCCGCGTACTCGGTGGCGTCCTCATACCAAGAGAACAGCCCATAGACCTCCACGATCCCCGGAAAATCCGACTCATTTTCAATCTGGACTACAACGTACACCTTTTAGACCTCCAACTTTAGGACTGTTGGTATTCCTCCGAACTTCGCTCCAGTATCTATGCAAAGCGCATTTCCTTTCTGTCGCAGGACTCCGGGGGTATGCCCAACTATCTGCGGGAATTCTGTCGGCTCGAACTCCCTATCGAAGTCGCACCATAGCACTCCACCGACCTTCGCATCCCCAAACCTTACACGACCGCAATCGCGAAAGAGATAGTGCGCGAAGTTCTTTTCCTTCCACTCATGCTGTAACTTGTCATTCACGAGCAGAGGCGTAGTTCCCGTCCCAAAGTTCAACTGCGACTGTGAGATTCCAGCGTGCGTGACGAGCCAGCTATCGTCTTCACAATACGATGAAGTGAGCAGCCCATTAGCATAGTGCGCCCAGAGAGTCTGGGAAATGTCGAAGTTGAAACGGAATCCCGAGAACGTGTTTTCAGGATCGAAGTAAGGAATCTCGTGGTTGCCGACTAGCATAAGGTCGATTTCTTTTCCGACCATATCGAGGCAACGGAGATCATCCTCGCGCGATCCATAGACGCAGTTTGCCAAGTCTCCGATCTGCACGATGAATGCATTAGGATCTTTTACTCCGTGGTTATCGAACAAACCAGCGGAAAAAAGAGCCTTCCGCAAGCCCTCGTAGTTTCCATGCACGTCGGAGACAATGTAGATGTCTTTCACTTTTCACCTCCTTTCCATTGGACTTGACTCAAGAATGCGGAGCCCGTAATAAAGGTCATTCTCCGCAAACGTCAACCTAGCCCTTCAGTTCACGATAAGCTTCCTCTCCGCCATCGTCACGCCAATGCCCATAACGAACGAGGCGTACTACGCGGCGGAAGTAATACCGGACATTCGCCTTTATAGTAAACCACATTTCCTTTCACCTCCTCTCCTTAGTTTGACACTGAATAGGCCGGGAGGGATTCGAACCCTCACTTATCGGATGCCTCTACCAGTTGGGCTACCGGCCCTAGCATTACTCTCCGAATAGTTCGTGAATCCTGGTGGCTATAGCTCGTGTTCACATCCATAACAAACTAGCTGTTGGTCTTCGGGTTCACCGACTTCTTCCATCGGTGCCCAAACGAGAGGGTGCTCGCCATTACGGAATTCGCGACCACAATGATTGCAGCGTAGTTGTGTATATGGCATCGGCTGGAGTTTCGCAGCGGACTTGATTCTCACGCTTCGGCCTGTAGTGAGATTGATACCCCACCACCCTCCGTATGAGCATACTGAACTGATACGCACACTCGTAAGCTTGTTGGAAATCTTTGCGGTATAGAGCGCGCCGATCTGTACGTCTTTCTTTAGCACTAGAGAACTCCTTTCTCGATTAGCTTGGCTTCGAGATCCTCGAAGAGTCCTCTTTCTAGGTTCTCGATATTATCAACCTTGTGTTGAAGCTCTTGGATGCGGTTAGTTGCTTCGGTCATCCATTTGAGCAGAGTCGTTTTGCGTAGATCGTCACCTTCTGCCCAACCATAATCATCGAGCAGTTCCGAGATTTTGTCCATCATTCCTCCTAAGTAACTACTATGCGATTCTGTGTTCTGCCTTAGTAGAAAGGACGACGCGGAAGCTTCGCGAGACTTCTCAGAGAGGGATCTACAATCCTCGTATGGCGTTCTAGAGCGACGTAGACGTAATACATCTGCCTCCCTAGGTTTGCTTCGTTCGTAGAGCGATATGCTTCTGTCTCTTCGATCTCGACAGCGAGCATCCGAACCCACATCGCCCACCAATTTCTCTGGTCGAGCGTAAGACCCAAACCATGAGAATGTCGCTCACAATCATCGCACTCATCGAAGAGGATCGCCTCTGTATCGTCGTTATACTCATCCGAAGAATCAGGATGGTATCTATGAGACATTTCTCGCCTCCCGTTTCAATAAGTCAGCGCGTCCTTGCAATTGAGGATTTTATTGCGCCAATCCTCTAGTTCTGAAATCTCGATCTCGACTGCGGAGACTTCGTAAGTACCGTCCTCTCCTTTCTCAGCTACAAGCAACGACTCGATAAAGAGGCTTACTTCGGTCAATTGCGAACGAACAGTTGCACGAAGTTCTCGGTCGTCCATTCTTTACACACCTGCTTTCTCGAAGTCTTCGCGAGTGTATTCCCACTCGCGGATCATTCGCTCTTGTTCGGCTGGATCGTCGCACTTGCAGGTTCCGTCTGCGCGATAGTGCGAAGTGTCCATGATGTAGAAGGGGCAACCGAGGAACGTTGACTGTTTGATCTGATACGCATGAACATCATGGCGCAGGCTCAAGTCAATGAGCCAACCTCCGTTAGCGCAGTTACAGACTTCGCGCGCCTGCATTGGAGCAAACGCGGCGCCCACTTGCTTGTAGCCAGTCATCTCGTAGTTTTCGAGGAAGTCATCACGACCTTTGTAGTCCGACCACATCGTCTTGATTCGTGCGGCAGGATTTCTCTCGAATACTGCGAGCATGAAATCGCGATGACCGTGCCAGCAGACAGCATGCACCCTTCGATCAGGATGGAAACCCGATGCACTCGTGCGCTGGTACTTATGGTCACCGTCGATCTTCTGTCCGGTAGGTCGGAGTGTAAAGCGTAGCGCGCGACCCTCTGTGCGAAGCTCGTGCAACTTCACTCCGATTCCTTCTGCGCACTCGATAAGCTGCGTTTCAGTTACTCCCCAAACTTTCATGTCTACCCTCCTTTCTATAGATAGGGAAGTTCTGCGATGTAGCTTGCGCCGTTGTCGAGAAGCCAATCCTCGAAGTCACGGGCAATCTGCTTTCTGTCTCGCATCGTAAGAGTGTCCGTTTCCCAATCGAAATCATGCACTTGCATGCAATCGACCGGGTTGCGTTGAGCACCTTCGATGTAGATATCTCCGAGTCGGAGATCCCACGCGAATTTTAGCGTAAACCTCACGCCTCCCCACGTTCGGACAACCTTATTCGCTCGTGTGGTTTCTTTCCCTCTCATCTGTAGATTACCTCGTACTCCTTGTCGATGCGGATAATTTCGTCATCCTCGGCCAAATATGAAACCTGACCATCGGCGGAAATCTCACGCGCTTGATCTTCCGCATGTCCAAAGTCGTCCGCATCGAAGATCATCGACCAACGGTTTCCGGTCTGCTTGTCCCGAATAATTACCTCGTACTTGTCCATTTATCCTCGTTTCTTTAGACGTGGCAATGTCCAGCGTCGATTAGGGTTTGTGCTGTGCGACCGTAGAAACCCTGCAATTGCCACACTGTGCCAGTGTCGATTAGGTGTTGGAAACCTTCGATCAACTCATCGTCTGAAAGCTCTCCGCTCTCAAAGTCGATGATGAATCCAACAACATCGAACTGCCCATTATGCGCACGTGACCATGCGCCGAATGGATCTTGTGCGTCTAGTAGCACTATTCCTCCTCCCTTGCTAGTACGTCGTATTGCATTGCAAAGACGTTACTGCCTCCGCATAGCACGAGTACGATTTCTCCATACTCGTCTGCAAGTTCGCGGATCTGAGCTTCGCATTCGTCGTTTGAAGTTCCAGGCGGTGTGTCGTTCCAATCACCGCAGTTGCAACCTTCACCTACCTTTCTCCATCCGTCGAGCGGTTCGACTTCATTGTAACCTCGCCAACCGTCGATTGAGTGATAGCCAACCCGTCCGATTTCTTCGCCGGTATCGGGGTGGATAACTACTTCCGGTATCTCTTCGCCGCCATAATGTGCATTGGCAACATCGGGGATCACAGTCAGACCACGAATGTCCATTTACTTATGGCTCCGCGCTTCAACGTACAAACCGATGTTGAATTCGAACCATTTGTTTTCCACGTCTTACCTCAGCTTTGCGAGTAGTTCGGCTGCTTTTGCTTCGAGTGCTCGCGCCTCATGCTTTTCGGCCGGGTTCAGACGCTCATTTCGACCCTGAGCATGCTGGAGGTTCCGATAGCGTTCGAGTGCGTCTCGAATGGTGTCAAGCTCGGAAACTGAAAGCTTGAGTGTTACGGTTGCTTCCATTTCATTCCTCCTTCCTAGGTGTAGATAGTCGCATTTCCATTAGAGAGTGAGATTTCTGCGCGAGATTGCCCATCCCACTTAATCTCAATCTCTTCAACGACAGAGGTATCGTCATCCTCCGCCATCACTTCGACGACGAGAGTATCTTTTGGAAAGAGCCGAACGGTAGTTGCTTCTCCACCGACATGCTCAAATTCCCTCGTCTTTACAATCTTGAGGGCCATTTTCCTCCTTCCCCACGTTGTGACGATTGGGATTTCAAGCTGTAGTTGCATCCTTCTCTACTTCTCTGCGGTTGTCGAACGCTATGATTGCAGCTTCTTGAACGGTTGTAGCACCGACGCACCAGTACAGCGTTTTGCGCCATTCATCAAGTGCTTCGGTGTTTCCTTCACCGTTCAGCGCGTACTCTGCGAGTGCTTCGATTGCGTAGTTCATCGTCTCGCCAGTCCATGACGTGTCGATGAACGCGCCACAATCCGAACAGTGGTCGGGAGAATCTCCGGCTTCATCCGTATAGAACAACGGATGAATCGGATTGTTCTCTGAATCCGTTGCGACTTCGTTCTCGACTAGTTCCTCCCAGGAATATTCGGGCTCGTCGTTGATTGATAAGCTCTCGACATATTCCTTCGTGCAATCTGGACAGTGAGTGTCCGCGTCATACGTATAACCTACGACTTTCATGTCTACCCTCCTTTCTTTGTGCGTAGATTGGCAACTCATTGTGAGTTACACAAATGCGCCGCCGAGGATTTGAACCTCGTCCTGTAGGGTTACAGCCTAGTATGCTCCCGTTACACCAGCGGCGCATAAAGTTTTACGATGCGTAGTTGCGGTCGTAATAGATGTGCCAAAGATGCTGGAAATCTCCAGCCTCAATGTCTTTCGCGATCCGTTCACACCACGTAGCGAACGCTTTTCCGAGAAGTTCTCCGGCGCGGTCGATAGGATCGTGGTTAGGATTGTTGTACCAAACCTCCGCAAGATGCCCAACCGGGTCGTCCATCATGCCTCCTTCGTGAGCAGTTCGCAGTTTCCTTCGCGGTCGAAATCCGCGCCGGTTATTGCATCGTAAGAGTAAAGTCCGTGCTTCAATGGAATGCGTATGCGGGATGCATCACGCTTCCAAAGTTTGACCATTCCGTTCACTTTCCACCGTTTGTTCTGACGGTCGATGAGGATATCCCCGCGTTGGAGATTCTTTGCTTCATTGAGCGTTAGCATGCCTCCTCGACTTTCACGCACTCGTTGTAATCGTAGCTATAGATGTAGGGATCTTCGGCATGGATGTAGTCTGGAAATCCGCCGCTATAGACCACTTCGCGACAGATTGCTAGTTTCGCCCCCTGATTTCTTTCTCCGACGTAGAAATCTCCGGGTTCGATTTCTCCTTCGATCATGCGAAGACTGATCCCATCGACTTCTACGATCTCACCCGCTCGAAGCTTCTTGAGCGTGGAGTAGTCTCGCATCCTTCCTCGCTTTCGCTGCCATCTTGCGGATTGCTTTCTTTGACAAACCTATGGGCCGGTTTGTCTTACGTTGATGCTTCATGCGTGCCTTCCGATGTATGCGCGTATTGCATCGCGCAACTCTTCGTCGGTTGTGTAGAACATCGAGGACATAGTGGCACCCTCCTCAGTAACCGCGTTCTCAATCAACTGTGTAATGCGCTGATTGAAAAACTCTGCGGTCTGTACGATCATCTTTCCGAGTTCGATCTTCTCGGACATTTCCATCATCGGCTCCTAATGCTGTTGAGTCGGGAGCGAAGTTGATCCGGCCCCCAATAGGTTGCGAAACCTGGGCATCTTTGTCCGTCGCCGTGAAGGATAATACTGTCGATGCAGTAATCGAAACCGCGTGCTGCTACGTCGACTATGACCTCATCAGCTTCGATCTCTGTGAAGCCGAGTTTGTAGAGCACGCTGCGAAGAGACACGGAATGGTAATCCGTCTCTTCGAGCAATCGACAATGCGATATGCACTGTTGCAATCGCACCGTCAATCTGTTCGAGCGTCATACGCTTACCTCCTCTCTGCGAACGCCTCGCGTTCCTGCCGATTGTAGAAGAATCCCGCTCGTTTTCCAAACGGGCACTTTCCGTTTGCTGCGAAGGCAATCACTTGCGGGTGCAACGTTACTTAGGCGATAATGAGAGCCGTTCTCGTGAACGCATTGTAAAGGAAGTCTAAAGAACGGCCCGCATGGATAAAGGGTTTGCGGTCGGTCGTTTTCAACTAGGCAACGAGGTTTCCGTTTGCCTACGTGAAAGCGGCCGTTTTGCAGGTAGAAACTAATTGGAAAACTATGCCGTGACTTTAGTCAATTGTTGCGAAACTCAGATTGCCTCTACAGTACGTAGTAGTAGTTAGTAGTAGTAGTTGTTAGTTAGTTACTTAGAGGAAAGGGGAGGTTAGCAGGAGAAACGCGGATCGGGTTTCCTCCGAGCTTCGAGGCTAAGTAACAAACCGTAAATCTGTTACGTGATCGGCCGAGAGAATCACGTTATACTATGACACCCCCTATCGAGAGGAGAATGGATAATGCTGCAACAGTCCGATTACGAGGGATTTTACGTTATATGGCTTGATGAAGAAGGAGAAGAGATAACCGAGGAATGGTTGGACAGGGCTACGCTCGAAACTGCGCTTAAAACAATAGCCCTGCGCGTTCGGCAATCTCCCTCAAAATGCCCACAAAATATCGCAGGCTTTTACATCGAACGCGCATTTCACTGGAGACAGCGAAAAGGCTTGACAAAGGCTAGAGACTCCGAACTTGACAAACAGGTAAAAGAAACCATAGCCAAATACGGAAAACCACCAGATGAATAGCCCTCGCTATTCATAAAGATCAGGAAACATAGCGATACACCGAATCTCATGCCTAGGCAACTCGATGTATCACTAAACTTCCTGCGTGATTCAACAGAAAGCTTTGCGAAGGTTGCCATCCATCGGCTCAGATTGCAGTTTCTTGACTTCGAGAGCCTTCGCAAACGCTTCGATCATGCTTCCGTTTGCGGTCGGCAACTTCGAAGCGTTGAAGATTGCCGCTTCGAGCTTCCCTTCGTCTTGGATTGGCTCGAAAAGATGCATCATTCCTCCTTTTCCTTATGGGGGCAGTAACGGTACGGATGCGGCCCGCCGCAAAGAATGCAACGGAACATATCGAGCAGTTTTTGCATCATCCCTCCTTACCGCTCGACTTCGAGGACGTACAACTTCGGAGTGTAGTGCCTGTAGTCGTTCGCTAGACCGCGATCAGGAATGTCTCGTCCCTCGACGGTATAGCGCGGATCGAGCAGCGAACCATGCGCCGTTCGCGAAAACGTGCGGAGTCCAATTCTCTTGCACTCCTTCTGTACGGCGCGCTTGTTCGCAAGATTTGTGAAGTTCGCATATCGCTGGTCATAGCTAAGCGCCAGCGCAATATCTGCGACCTCCTCTTGCGTGAGCGTCACTTCGTCCATTGTGGCGTCCTTTCTACTAGTAGGCCCGTCCATTCCGCAAGACTGTAACGGGTAGTGCATCGATGTCGCACTGGACACTTACTGCGAAGAACGTCTCGTCCTTCACACGTTCGAGCAGGCTCTCATACGCTTCATGCGTAATGAGACCCTGCATTGCAAGCTCGTCGAGCGTGTGCTTTTTCCGCTCGAACTCCGACTGCAACTCCTGCGTTGTCATCTTACTCACCCCCTTTCGTAAAAATTTCGGTTTTGGATCGCAGCCAAACAAAAAGAGCGTTTCCGCTCTCTTTGTATTGCCGCGCGAAGAATCCATGCGCGAGAAGTTTTCTATCGCAACGATGCGGGGTCTACGTAGTACGTCACCATGTGTGCTAGTTCTCCGTTCGGTGCTACGACCGCGAGAGTCTTACGCGTTCGCGGAAACTTGCGCGGCAATCGTGGCGCCGACGCGGATATTGCAATCCGCTCCATTCCCGGCGAACGTCCACGTTCACCTGATACGTAGCGCGCGGTATCTAACGCCGCTTGCGTTTCGGTGCGGCGCAAGTTCCTACCGCGACTCTTAGCCTTTCGAGCCATAGTCGCGTGTCCATAGCACAAGTAGCAGTAACAGCCCGCGCGACTGTTGCGAGGGATACTGCGGCATGGTTCACCACCTTTCCGCCTAGCTAGGGGACACTGTGAGCCTATGCGCGGAGTGTGTAGTTGCTTAGCTAACGGTCGAGCGGGATAGCTCGAAGATAACGTCGGAATCGTCGGACGTATTCGCGAGACGAGTGACGACGATTCCACTTTCCGCGAGCTTAGTCACCGCGCGGTGAAACCCTTCGGCCGAGTAGGTTGCCTTGCGGAGGTTCTTGCCTTTCTTACCAAGGTATTTCTCCCACCCGTTCGTCTCCGCGACCCTCTGCATTGCAGTCTTGGCCGATTGCGACGAACAGCGGACGAACGCCTGCGCCATGTCCCCCGCGACGAACGCGCGGAAGTCCGCGAGGGTTTCGCCATTCGTGCGGAACGGGTGGACGACGTAGTTAGAACGATCGATGTCAGTGAGAAACGCCATGCTGTGTGTTCCTTTCGTGTGTGCGCATAGGCTTACACTGTCCCCTTACCAGGGACGAGCACGCCGAACCGTCTCTATAGGCTCCCCCGCGACACTCGGCGTTATGACGTTCCCGCTGCTACGTGTCTCACTTCGCTCACGGCTTACGGTCGCTTCGAGGATTGCTCGTTTCGCGTATGACCCCTTGCTTGCGTCACCTTTCGCTCACGCTAGACCGCTACCGCTTCGCGCTGTTCGTTCGACACTGTGCGGGCATACCGCCACTGTCGTCGCAGATGGTAGGCGTGCTCCCTCGATAGTTACGGTGCTCGCTGTGCTATTCGCGGCCGTAGGTCGAGTCATCGATGACGTATCCGCCGGTTGCCCGTTCTTAGCAGCGTTCGGATTCTGCCGACACGTATCGGGTTTATGCCTGCGTCGCGTGGCATCGCTCGCAGGTGGTTAGGGGGCGATGCCCCTACGCCTCTCTATAGGCGCCTCTCCCGTTCGCTGAGCACTCGCGGAGCGTAGCAGCTATGCCGGACGCTTGCATCCCCCTACGGGGCACTACAAGCGCCACTACGGGGTATGCCCGCCGTCAGCCCTACCCCAAGCCGTCACCCCTGCCGGCAGCTACCCCGAACTCGTCAGCCGGCTGTCACACGCCAACGAGGGACTGTAACACTCTGTTGCCCGAACAGACTTCGAGTGTCCATACCTATCTCAATTTCTAAAATAGCTCGTTGCCACTTTTGACAACAATAGACCTTGCACAACTTGTCAAGTGGCGGCCGTTACTAACCCCGTTGACAGCTATCCTGCGCGACTAGTAGATCGGCGCTCTATTCTTACGAAAAGAGAGACGATATGGATATGGTTCCAATGGGCAGTGACTTGCCTGATGATCTTCAGCGCAAGTTAGAGGAATACAATCAAAACTTCGAAAAACTAAATGACTTTCTTGGCAATAACTCTCTGCTAGAGGATAATGCCGTAAGTGAGCTTCAAGCTGAGAAGACTCGCGAGATGCTCACACAGGCATTGCCGTATGCGGTCAAGACCCTCGTAGAACTTTGCACGATGGCCTCATCTGAGTCGGTACGCCTTAAGGCCGCGCAGACGATCATTGACAAGACGCTCGGCCGCGATCCTACTCTCGCAGAAGAGGACAAGGCTATGGCCCTTCTCAAGCGCCTACAAGCCACCCCAGTGCTCGAAGAGACTAATGATGAGAGCGCAACGGAGTGAGTCTCTACTTTGAGGTCACTCCTATTGGGCTGTCGAGCCTCGAAGGTCTAGAGTACAATCCCGAAAGACCAGCAAGGCATTGCCGCATTTGCGGAGATTCCTTCCAGCCTCCACTGGCCCGCGCCGTCGAGTGGCTTACTGACCCCGAAGTAAAGTGGGCTGTAGAGATTCTTTTGAAAGATTGGGCCGACACTCACAATAAGAGGCATTCCGATGCAGAAAGCCGTAAGTTGCGAGCGAGCGGATGCTTTTTGACGCCTGAGGCAGCGATACGACTAGTGCCTCTAGGCATCTATCCTATACAGGATATGGTAGTGAGCGAGGAAGTTGCTCATGCAGCCGCAACCGCTCCGAGAGCACCACAGGAGGACGTAGATGGGTAGCGATTGGCAACCGTTGGTTACCTATGAAGAGTTTAAGCTAGGTTTAGCGGTGGCGGCAATTGTCGTCATATGGGCATTAGCCGGAGCTTTCTTCTGGCTCTGGTTAGGTTAGAAGGACATAGATGGTCATTAACCAAGACAATAAAACAGTATGGGAAGGCATGCTAGACTCGGTTAGCACCGATGAGTTCTTCTTCCATGCGAGCAAGTCTGGAAACGTCGGAATAGTGGCTGAAAGTAGAGAGGCGGTTCAAAAGACGATCGACCAACTTAATCTTGCACGCCTTCACGAAGATCGGTTGAGGCGCGAACATAGGAAAGGGAGGTAAGTAGTGCCATTTTACGAGACGATCTTCGAAAATGGAAGATCATCGGTCGCCTATGCAAAGGACGACGAGGAATATCTACGCGGTGCAGGCGAGCAGCATCGCAGAGCTAAGGCGGGGGGACAGGGTGGCCCTACAGGTCATCCAGCGGAGAGAATTGTGGCCGCTTACGTCTATGACCAGCACCCAGACAACTATAACACAGCAGACGCATTGACAGCAGACGAGCTTCTAAAAGAACTTCCAAATCTTGTCAAAGCACTAGAAGATCCCAATGGCGTAGTCTCTGTGGGGCGTCTTGCCTCAGAGGTACGCGCTCTTTCACATCCAATGCTAAGAGAATCAGCACCGCATGACTCCAACTTCAAGATGCCAGAGGATAGGGTTATTGAAGCAGATGCAATTGAGAAGGCGGCTGCATCACCATCGAAGGACGGTGAGTAAAGTGGCAACAATTGCGTTCCAAAGACTGTCACAGCTAGTTACCGATTACGTTCTCGGTAACTCAGGTACGATTGTACCCCCTTCCTCGTGGACGATGGGGCTTGCGGCTACCAATGTAGGGTCAGGCGGCGCATCTGACTATGCGCGTGACTCTGTGTGGTCTGCAACCGTATCGGGGACGAATATCAACGAGATTGGTGCAGTAACCGCCAATGGTTATGCACGGCAGACGATTGCACGCACGATTGCGCAGGGCGGTATCGACTGGCAAGCTTCGACGTTTGATAACACCTTTGCAACAGGCGGACAGTCTGCTACCGCCGACCAGGTGACGTTCGGCGCATTTACAGGAGCACCTGACATAAACGGTGCGAACTCCTGGGTTATGACCGATGGAGCTACTCTAAACGCAGGCAACCCGTACTTCGCTGCGGATACCGCAGCAACCAGAACCTTTGCTAACGGAGACACGGAAAAGGTCACGGCTACTCTTAAAGCTGGATAACCCCTACTACTTAACTGAGGAGGGGTTAGCTGTATGGCAGCGCATAGAATCCCAATCTTGGGGTTCGCTACTCGCCCTGACGATACAGGCGCTTGTTGGTTTGAGCCTGCCGACCTGAACTTCGGTACGAATGATCTGGCGCGACAGTTCGTGCTTGTGTTGGGAAATGCACTGGCGGCAGAGCCAACGGTAAAGCACGGAGTCTATGGAGCGTTCCGCGTTCCTAAGAACTACGTCGGATCGTCTGTTGTAATCATCGAGTGGTCGGCTACCCTGACAACTGGCGATGTGGTTTTCGACTTCGATTACAATGCTGTCGGTGGGAACGACGCTGAAACGCTCGACCCTGCCGCCTGGCAACAGAGCGTAACCGTAACTGACGCTGCACCCGCAACAGCGCGGCGTAAGCTATTTGCTACTGCTGCTCTAACGGCAGGCAACTTTGCTGTCGATGACATCGTGGAGTTCTTCTTCGGACGCGATGGTGTTGACGCTGCCGATACGATGGCCGGTCGTGCATACGTGTTTGAGCTAACTTTCGAATACGCCGATGTCTAGAGAATTCGACAACGACGGCGCGAATTATCTCGATATTGGTGACGTGGCAGCCATCGATATTACGGGTCTGCCAATCACCGTGAGCGCATGGGTTAGGCCCGATGTGAACAACGCTGAGAAGGCAATCGTCACGAAGTACGATACGGCCGCGCAGCCTACGAGACAGTATACGCTCGAAATGACGAGCGCTGGTAAGCCTGCATTTGCTACAGCGAACGGTTCGTCTGCCGCCTTTACAATTGGAGCCACTACGTTAAGTGTTGGGGTCTGGCAGCATATTTGCGGATACCAGACAGCTACCAACCGTTACATCTATCTCAACGGTGTTCAAGATGCCTCAGCCACAAATATTCGAACAATGATAAATACGACCACGCCGTTGTTAGTCGGAAGGTATATCGGAACGGCAGCTCCTTGGGATGGTTTGATAGCTGAAATCGGTATCTGGAATATCGATCTGTCACCTGCTGAGATTGCTGCCCTAGCAAAAGGCGTAAGCCCCCTGCTTATTAGGCCGCAGAGTCTAAAGGGATATTGGCCCCTATGGGGAACTGGATCACCTGAACGGGATTATTCCGGTCAAGGAAATGCCGCTACGATGAACGGAACGGTCAACGCCGGTGATAGACATGCGCCCGTTATGCCGTTCGTCCTTCCGATGCCGCCTAGTAGGTATGGCCCTGTGCTTCCGGGATTTAACGACGCGGCAGAGATATATCTTGATCTTCAGCCGTCTGGGGTAGAACTAGCAGAATATATAGATGCTGCTACAGTGCCTCTTGCTTTTACGCCAAGTGGTATTGAAGGACTAGAGCGTACTGATGCTGCAACAGTTTATCTCGACTTGCAACCATCTGGCTTCGACATCTTCTCCCCGCTTATTCCCTGGTGGGACCCTCTGCCGGAGGGTGAAAATAAATGGTTCCAAATCGAAGGGAACAAATGGAGAGGAACAGCCCAAACGAGGTTCGTATTGTCAGTTAGGGGTCGGCTATAATGGCAATAAGGCTGACTGAAGGTACGAAGGAATACGTACCCGTTACAGTCTTCGATAGATCAGGACAAATCACTAATCTTGACGCACAAGCTACTAGCATCAAGTTTGATGTCCAGTATGATGATGATACATATCTCTACCAAGATCAGGCCGCGACCGCCTCTTTGATGATAGTCAATTGCCTCATCGATATCTCGTCTGGTGGCCCGGATGGTTATTTGACGGCACCGATTAGACTTCGCCTATTCGTGGAGTTTACGGTTGGAGGCGAATCACCTAGACTCGGGCCGGTTGTTATTCAGGTAAAGGATGAACCGTAATCTGTAAAGGAGTCGTCAGATGAAGTACATCATCGCTACTATAATCGCAACGATCGGTCTAGCTGTCGGACTGAGTGGAGCGGCCTTTGCAGGTGGAGGCTTTGGCTCTTTCCCGCAATGTTCGGATCTGCTAGACAACGATTTCGATTTGCTAGTCGATCTAGCTGACCCAGGCTGTGTGGATGCACTAGATAATGATGAAACCGATCCTTTACCACCACCACCACCATTAACGCAATGTTCGGATCTGAAGGACAATGATGGTGATCTGTTGATCGATCTAGCCGATCCTGGTTGTGTCGATGCGGCTGACGATGACGAATTCAATGCGCCGCCGCCTCCTCCTCCGTTGGGCAACTGCCTCGTTTCCAATCGTAGCCAGTGGGCGCTTGCAGGAACGGACTGTGCCTTCGGAACACAACTCAACTTCACGAATCAGCAGTTCCGTTGTTCACAGCCATTGGCGAACTATGGGCCATTGCCACTTAAGCTCGTCTGGAACTTCACTGGTAATCCTGACTTTGGCGATCAAGGGCATCTAGACTTTATCAACGGTTGCCGGGGCGACGGTAATAGCGATACCATTGACGTAATTGTGGCTTCGAACGCGAATGGTGCAACTGTTGGAGCCGCTGGTGGGGCAGGCAAGTTCCGTACCGCTGGCCCCGTTGACATTCAAATCACTGGTAACTTCGATTGTGGCCCGCTTGGAAGTTCTGGTGCTCATCAGGATGGATGGCAGTTTCATCCTAACTGGCGGCCTGCGAGACTCGACATCGTGAATGGTACGTCGGGAAACTGGAACGCTGGAACCTCGACGTGCATCGGTGCAGGTGGAGTAATCTTCTGGTCGAACGATTATGACGTGGACGTATATGGTGGGGAATACGTCTCTTGCAATCATGGATTCTTCGGTGGTGGACAGACTCAGCCGGGTAACGTCGTAGTTGATGCGAAGTTTCGCACAGGACGTAATGACGGAAGCGATCCTAAATGCACTCCTTACTTCGCCTCCGATCCTTGCCTAAGAACAAGTCTGTTTACATTTACCAATGTGACTTGTCAGCGTTGGAATCCAGCAACTAAAACATGGCGCGACGTAGCGCCGAGGTAATAAGCATGTCACTTGCACTTCCTGTTCCGGCCAACGCAATATGGGAATCGAACGACGCGGACGTACCTGTGAATAATCCGGGCACGACCGTTACTGCGTCGGGGACGATCCATACAAAAGGCTCATGGACATCACTTGGACTCTCAACGGACTTCGATGCCTTCGGCTTCTGGCTCTGGCTCAGCAACTCCTCTGCGACCGCTACGCGCACGGATCAACTTCTCGATATCGGCATTGGGCCGATAGGTGGTGGCTCCGAGCAGGTGATCGTCTCTAACCTCGTCAGCGGGTGGAGCGCGACCAACAACGGTGCTGCAAACATGGGCTTAGGAAGGCGCTTTTTTCTACCTATCTTTATTCCAAAGGGTCTTCGCGTTTCGGCTCGGCTTCAGGCTCTTATCGCTTCCGATACGCTTAGCGTTCAAATCGTTCTCGTGGAGGGAATGGGCAATCTAGGATTCCCCATCTGCGCCGGGATGGATGATTACGGGATCGACACCGCCAATTCCATCGGCACATCTCATACGCCTGGTGTGGGTGTAGAGTCAACCTGGGCGAATATCGGCTCGACGCTTTCTCGTAATTACAAAGGCGTCATCGTCGTTCCCCAAGGAACGATGGGCGATACCACAATGTCAGCAAATCCGGTGCAATGGGAGGTTGGCTACTCTTCGATAAAGCTTGGTGAATGGTATTGGGGGCCTTCGACAAGTGAGTGGGTAAACGGCCCGATACCTGCTTGTCCCGTAATGCGTGAATTGCCCTCTGGAACGCAGATGCAAGTTCGAGCCGAGCAGCCCTCAGCAGCCGAAGCGTACGATGTAGGCGTCTACTGTCTCTATTGATATGGCTATCACGGCGATATACACAGTCTCGGATACCAAGCGGGTCACTCATATTCACATCAGGGATAGCAACGGTGTGGATATAGCGGAGTTTGTCGTCCCCTTTACCACGCGGGCGAACTTGCGGAGCAAGCTACTGGCCTTGATAACGGAGCTTCAGACCGAATTTACACGAATCCGAGGAGAAGTATAAGTGGCGATCAGTGAGGCATTCGCGGGCTCAGAAGCAGTCTCGACGACCGAGTGGTCGCTTACGACGGACACCGCCGGGCCGGACGTGCAAACCGATGATGGCATCTATCAAGTCTTTCTCGATGTGTCGGATATGGTCGCAGGTGACCAACTTCAGATCCGCTTTTACGAGAAGGTGGGTTCGGCCTCGACACAGCGCATTATCGAGGAGTTCATTCTCGTGGGTGCGCAGGCAACCCCGGTATGGGTGTCGCCAACGATGATTCTTTTGCACGGTTGGGACGTAACTCTGGCTGCCCTTACGGGCGGCACGATTACGGTCGATTGGTCAATTCGTAAGGTAGCTTAATGCACCCGCTCTATGGCCCACTTCTGCCCGGCGGGGCACAGATTCAGTCTGCGGCGGGCGCAGAATATACCGATGCTGCGACCATATATCTTGATCTTCAAGCATCCGGTGTTGAACTTATCGAAGCTATTGAAAGCGCTGAAGTCTACCTTGACTTGCAAGCCATCACTACAGATGAGGAACGCCAGCAATATGATTCAGCGGAGGTATATCTTGACCTTCAGGCGTCAGGAGTAGACATTGCAGAATATGTCGATTCGGAAACCGTACCTCTTAGTCTCGCTCCCTCTAGCGTTGACATTGCTGAGTTTGTGGATTCTCAAACGGTGGGGCTTCTTTTTAGTCCTGCGAGCGCAGACATATTAGAGGCTACTGAAGCGCAAGAAACCTACTTTGATTTACAGCCGTCGGGTACGGATGAATATGCCCAGGGTGCAACTGAGGACGCAGACACCATCTATCTTGATCTGACGACTTCCACGACTGATATCGCAGAGTTCATAGATTCGGACGTAACCTATCTTGACCTCGAAGCACAATCTGTTGAGGAGCGACAGCAATACGACGCTGCTGAAGTTTTGCTCGGCTTTTCTCCAACTTCTACGGACATCGCTGATTTCATAGATACGCAAGAAGTTTACCTTGATCTGCAATTCAGTAGCACTGAGGAATATACTACCTTTGATGCTGCTGAAGTTCTTACCGATCTTCAAGCAAGCGGGACTGAATTAGCAGAATATGTTGATGCGCAAGAGATATTGCTCAGTCTCCAAATAGTGTCAGCGGATATTCTTGAAGCCTCCGATGCTGCAACAGTTTATCTCGACTTGCAACCATCTGGAACTGAAGAACCTGGGGTTGTCCAATTTCTTCGACCTGACGCAGATATCGATGCTGATTCCTGGACTACTGCCCCTCTATTTTCGAAGGTGAATGATGAGTCCGATGGGACGATCATAACTGCGACGGCTGTTTAAATGGCACAGTTAGCGCGCCCAGATGGTGATATCACCAACACCGGGAATGGCGGCTTCGCAGACATCGACGAGACGACGCCCTCTGATTCTGATTTTTGGTGGGGAGATAACAATCAAGCTGATGAACTAGAAGTTAGTCTCTCCAATGTCACCGATCCAGTCAGTTCCTCGGGACATACCTTCCGCTACCGGATCGCGAAGACCAATGCGGGTGTAGTCGATGGAGGCGGAAACGCCGTCACTGTCACTGCGAGATTAATGCAGGGCACGACGCAGATCGCGACCGACGTGGCGCAGACAGCGACCGGAACGTGGACGCAATATGCCTACACCCTAACAAGTGGTGAGGCCGATGCAATTACTAACTATACTGACCTGCGGCTTGAGTTCTTGACCTCAGCTTCGGGCGGTTCGCCCGCCGCACGACGCGGCGGTGCAGTTTCT